CTATTCCACCACCAGCGGATAATTGTAGCGGAAGCGGAAGGGCTCGAACCTTCAAGCAGATTTCTCCACGGCACTTTAGCAAAGTGCTGGCTTACCTATTAGCCTACGCTTCCAAAATTTTATCCTTAGGGTGGGACTCGAACCCACATGCCTTTCGGCCGCGGCTTTTGAGACCGCTGCGTATACCAATTCCGCCACCTAAGGTTATCGTCAGAGCGGGACTCGAACCCGTACGTCCTGAGGACACTGGCCTCTCATGCCAGCGCGTCTACCAATTCCGCCACCTGACGTTAGTTTATCGGTACGGGGAGACTCGCACTCCCAATCCCTTTCGGGCACGGACCTCTCAAGCCCGCATGTATACATTCCATCACATACCGTTATATTATCGGTCTGAAGGGACTCGAACCCCCAATCCGTGCTTATCTCGGCCACCGGGTTTAAGCCGATGCTGTATTCCAATTCCAATCACAGACCGCTATAGCAGGAGTACCAGGATTCGAACCCAGACCAGTGGACTTGGAAACCACTATGCTAGCCATTACAAACATACTCCTAAATAAAAAATTAAGGCTCCCATTGTGTGGGAACCTTATAAACTTTCATACGATTAAAAAATCGAACTACTTAGTTCCCACTAGACTACGACGCAATAACCAGCTGAGGAGCAGGCTACTGAGTAGGAGGAGTGTCAAACTAAGTGTCTTCATTTTTAAACCTTTTATATTATATATAAGAAATTTTTTGTTGTTTTTGTTTTTACGTTGTAAATATAGCAAATAATTTTTCTTTTGTAAACCCCTATGGGTAAATTTTTTTCTCGAGCGGAAGTTTCAGCTTATCGGAAATATCGTTATACATTAACGGCAATTCTTTTAATGTATGACTTTCAATCTCTCCGTCTACAGCTTCAAGAAATTCATCAATAACGGGTTTAAGGTGATAAATTGTTACCGGCCAGTTACGGCCTTCACGATTCTGTCCCCATTCATGAAAAACTACATCTATAGAAAACGTAGTAAAATACATCCAGTGATTAACCCCGAAACAAACCATTTGCGGGCACGGTTGGCCATAGCCATATTTCTTCTGGACATTTTTAATTGCATCGTAAAATTTTCGATTATCTGTAATACCTTTAATCTTATAGTTAATGGTATACTTATATTGCCAATCGAAAATATATTCAGGTTCATTATGCATCTGATTCAACCTTTTTAGGTGTTCCCCATTTCTTATTCCATTCGGATTCAAGCATCTTGTCATCGTAATCGATATTTCCGTCTTCGTCGATACAATGTGTCGTATAAGTAACCGTCACATCTCGACCTACATAGAATGTTCTTTCACAATGACTGCATTCAATCTTGTCTTCATCGGACAATTCCCAAGAATCCGTCTGGACCGCACCGCAATAAGGACAGACCGCCTCTTCGGTATTGGCATTAAAATAACTGATCGATTTATCTTCAAACTGCATCTGGTTTACCTTGACCTTCTGACATAAGTGCGGCATGATTTGCCGCATTATATTTTTTCAATGTTCTAAGATTAAAGATACACCCGTCTTCACCTTTTCGGTTAGTAGTGAATCTTTCATCATCGGTGTCCCATCCGAAAATGCCGCAAATCATGCATCCTTCTTCAGAGTCATAATCAGTAAACGGACATTTATTACAACGCATAATTATTTCCTGGTAATAAATTCGTTATATTCCTGTAAAGTTGACTTGCTGTCTGATTTTTCCGGCTCATCACCGATGAAATAATCAATAATATGTTTCGGAATCGTACAGACAAAAATATTGCCGACCCATATAATAATTTTTAACGGCAATAAAATGAACATAGCACCTGAACAACAAATAATGCCATATGAATAAAACGTAAATAACAATAAATCTTTACGGTCGTTAATTTTGATTTCGTTATAACTACAACCGTAGTTATAATAATTTGACATCTTAACAATCGACGATTCACCGTTTAACATAGCGATAAAGAATGCAAAACCGAAACAGCATAATGCCGACCATGCATAAAGAGCCAGTTGTACAGTAAAATTATCCGACCACAGTTCTTTATATGCTACAAGATTACCGATAACACTGCCTACCCAGCAAATCATGGAAAAAATAACTTTACCGAAGTAAGTGCTATTTTCATGGTTGTTTATGTATGAATATAGAACGTAAAGCTGCAGCTTCTTAATCATTGTTATCCTCGCCAAATTTTACCCATGTCTTTTCATAAGCTTCGGGATGCTCAAGAATATAATCGAGATCCTCGTTTACAATATCCGGTAATACCTTAAGATTCTTAAACTTATAGGTACCGCAATCACCGTCAAAGTTCGGTTCTTCTTCCAGAATCAAATCGAACATATTGTAATCGTCTACCGTGACGATACTTCTACGGAACTGTTCATGAAGATGAGCATACAGTTTTGCAGCCGCAATCAGGTCTTCGCTTACGTACATTCCATAACGGGTCCACCACTGCGGTTCAATAGGATGTTGTCTTTTGTCGACGAATAAAATGATATAATGCATGTTAGAAATATAATAGTTTTTACAAGACTTGTCAACCCTTTTTAATAAATAAGAAAGGTTTACAAACGCGGTACGTAATGCCGCAGTACGGGTCAGAAAAATTCCGGAAAGGTTTTCCTCTTAAAAAACCCATAGCGACTGAACATGAAGTGCCATATTGGTTGGCTATATTGGTCGAAATCTGACATCATTCTATTAAAAGGAAAACTACATGATTAAAAAAGACATAACAGCAAAAGAGGCCAATATTATCGGAGCCTGCTCAAAAAATATCCGACAATTCTGTAAGTACACAAAGATCCTCACCGAAGAGGGAACAAGTACATTCAAGCCCTACAAATTCCAAAAAGAATTACTTGACAAGTGGATTTCGACCATGGAAGAAAAACAACACATGGGAAAACGAAACCATCTGGTAAAAACCGTAAGGCAATGCGGTATTACAACAGCTTTGGCTGTTTATGCCCTCTGGTATGCGATATTTAATCCGGATAAATGTATCGGTATTCTGGCACCAAAAGAAGCACAGTCATGTGAAATCTTGTACAGAATAAAAGACATCTATAATAATCTTCCGGATTTTTTAAAACCGAAAACATTAACAAATAACAAGCAAGTAATACGATTTGAAAACAAGACACAAATCTTCGCTTGTGCCGCACATTCAACAAGTATACGGGGAAAATCTGTCGATTTAATGATTATCGACGATTTCGCGCATATGAGTGACAATCTGGCAGAAGACTTTATGATGTGTGTATTTCCTACACAAGCATCTCGCGCATACGCCCAGATGATTATCGTATCTACACCAACAACTAAATCACACCCTTTTTATAAAATCTATGAAAAGGCATCCAATAAAATGAATTCATTTAATATTACCGATATTCCATGGAACTGCATCAAACGCAGAAACGCTGAATGGAAAAAGAGAATAATTCGCGAATGCGGTATAGACTTCTTCAATAGCGAATTTTCCGGTAAATTTAAAGAAGAATAAAAAGGCGGGCACAAAGCCCGCTATTTTTATAGCAACCGTTCTGTAGGCAATCGGAGACGTTTGTAATAGTCCTTTGTTCTATCAATCTCTTTCTGTCGCTCACGGACAGCCTCTACGGCCATTGTACTGAATGTCTCGCCTAACTGGTTAGTCATGTCTTCGGTCAGCGTATCACTCACCGTATTGACGTTAACAGTACGTTTGGTAATACCGTCGTCGATAACTGCAATATATTCTATCTGGGCTTTCTTTTGTCGTTCAAGCTCGAGTCTGATACTGTCCAGACGGATAAGTTCCTTTCTGATACTATCCTTCTTATGGACATAGGCGAGAATACTGTCGCGAACGAACTGCTTTCGTTTTTCAGCTTCCGCAGCCTTCAACGAATCGCGCTTTCCCTTTTCAGCCGCCCACATGGAATCAACCGCTGCCTTAATCTTCGGGTCGACTTCATAACGCTTATTGAAATCGGGACCGCTAAACGGATCCGAATGACGTGTTACGGTAACAGTTACATTGGCCTTGGTTGAAACCGGGTCATTCGCCTGACCGTATTCATAGAAAGCCTTACATGTTATAATCGTACACAGTAGAACAAAAATCCAAAGTGCAACACCGATTTTTTCATGATGCTTGTCGATGAATTTATATCCGTAATTCGGTTTTCCATAGTTAGGAGGGTCTTCGAGAATGAACGGCTTAATCGGTTTTCCATAGTTAGGCAGGTTATTGTAGTTGGTTTTCATCATTTGTTTTCATCCTTTCAAATTTCGTATAATATTCTTTATTGTTATCAATTTCGTTCTGTCGGTCACGAACGGCATTCAACGACATTTCGGTAAACGACTCACCCATAGCTTGCATTCCTTCAGGAGTAAGGGAATCTGCTACGGCATTAACCTTTACTTCTCGAGAAGTTACACCGTCATCAATAATCGCGATATATTCGGCTTTGACCTGCTGCTTCTTGACAAGCTCGGCATCCAGACTATCCTGCATTTTAATCGCAACGGCAATACTGTCGTGAATTTGGTTATACTTTACGATACTGTCCTGTACATACTTAATGCTATCGGCCTTTCGTTTTTCTTCTGCCGCACGTCGTTCGGCTTCTTTTGCGTCATTACAAGATACACTTTGAAGACAAAAGTTTGTAAAACTATTGTTTGGAGTTCCTACGAATTTTACAAAGAAAAGAGCAGTAGAAAGCATAGCAACGCACATGAAGAAAAGTCCTAGACACCCGCAGCCAAGATCTTCACTACAGTCGTCACAATTTCTAGCCTTATCGTTATAATAATCCTTCGAATAAGCACCGCCAACTTCGCTGGAATACGTTACATGCGGATGATGTACTTGATTATCCATTAGTTTTCTTCCTCAAGAAAGTTAAGAGTGATAGGGGTCTGTTCTTTTCCTACGTCGATAAACTTTGCATTTCGCCAGTAATGGTCGTTATGATCGATTTCTCTCTGACGGGTCGCAATCATGTGATGTGTCGCTTCTTTAATCGCACGATTCACAAGTTCCGTGTCCTTATGGGTAATAGAATCGGTAACAACCTTGGAAGCAACTACTCGGCGCGTAACACCGTCATTGATAACAGTATACATTTCGATAGTTACCGGCATTGAAAACTTCTTGTCTTCAACGATTTCCTTCTGGAATGCAGGGCGATGCCAAATTTCACCGATGAAATAGAACGAACTGCAAGCACCCAAGAAAAGAATTACAACCAGATAATTTTTAAGCAGTCGTTCCATATATTACCTTTCTACTCGTTTATAATGTGTTTTACCGTAAATTTTTTTAGTAGCATTTTCACCAAGAAGCTGATTGAATTCATTTGTTAAATCAGAATTTTGTTTTGCCTGCTTTGATTCTGCCTTTGGTTTCGGTTTTGTATTACCGAAAGCATAGTCAAGAATCTTATTCGGAATATCATAACTGATGAACTTTAACAATATAATCGGCAAAATAACCCAACCCAACGGTGTACCGAAAATAAACATGATGTTATATAAAGTGTACAAGAATAACGATTTCTTCGCTACCGGAGGAAGATTTTCGTAATTATCGATTGAAGCATGAGCCATTACTTCGTCTTCTACACAGAAAATACCAATAAATCCAACCAAAGAAACAACAAGCGCACCAGTAAGGATCCTGGTCAAAAGAATACCGATACCAACATAATGGTCAGACGCATACAACCAAGCATTGACACCGGCGCTAATAAGCCACACGAAAATATTAATTATCCAAAGAACAAACCAAAGGGTGTATTCATTTCCTGCACGGTATTCTTTGCTCAATGTCATTTGAAAGTTTTTAAGAATCATATTTCCTCTTGTGTATGGCTATAATATAATAAAAAATACCCATCTTGTCAATGGGTATTTTTATTTGCTTCCACGCGTAATTACTTATTCAAGAACGCATTATAATCAGAAAGAATGTTTGCCTTTACAGGTACTTCAGCTTCAGCCTTTACTTCTTTAACCATCTTTTTCTGTTCTTTTTCTTGCTTTCTTCCGAACAACAGATGAACCAAATATTCAGGCAAAAAGATAAAGCTGAATTTACAGGTCAAACCGATTGCTACAAGCGTATACTTAAATACCAGATAAACATATGTTACCGGAGTAAGCACAGATATGATAATCGTGTAAATAGAAGCCAAAGTAACTCTTTCATATTCTTTATCTGACAATTCACTATACTGTTTCTTGTGGTTACGACCTATATTACTTAATGCATTTACATATAAACAGAAGAAAATAAGATGTACAATACAATATTTTACGACAAACGGCATGTGTTTTGCCAAAAATAATGTTTCACGACCATTGACATCACTGGCCCAATACGTAACGACACAAATAATGGTAGCAACAACAGTTAATGCTATACCAATCAACGCAAACCAATCAAATAATGACGGATCGCTTTTGCTTGCTTCTCGGTATACCTTCATTCTAAGAGAATCAAACCATGACATTTTATTTTTGCTCCTTATTGTGGCTTATTACATTCTTATTCCAATAATTTGTATCAGCGTTAACTTCTCTCTGCCTTACATCAACCATTTTATAGGTTGCCTGTAACATGTTATCATTGACGGTCTTTATCATGTCGTGGGTAACAGAATCAGCTGTCATTTTGGATTTCATAGTACGTTTTGTAACTCCATCTGAAACCGTTACATTCGCCTCGACTGTTACCTCGTGTTTGATTACCGGTTTTGTAGACACAATCTGTTCAACCTTTATTTCTTCCTTCTTAGGCGGAACATAGTTATCCGGTTTTAAAAACCAAGAAGAAAGCCAAAGCATTAATGTGAAACCGCCAATTACAGAACCAAGCCCCCAAACTACAGCTATAGCACCTTCAATAAAGCTATAATGTTCAAATTCATTATCCATAGCTTACTCCAGTGCGATAAAGTTAGTAGGCTTAATCTTGGAAACCTTATAGTAAGTCTTGGAAGTATCGATTTCAGTCTGACGGTCCTTAGCCATATTAGTAGCCATAGCAGTAATAGTCTTTGTCAGGTGCTTCATGTCGGATTCTCGGATAGTATCAAGCACGACATCTGTCTGAACCTTACGTGTTGTAACACCGTCTTCGATTACCGCAACAAGCTCAATCTGGACTCGTTTTTCTTTCGGCAATGTAGTTACAAGGCTATCTCGTCTGATGGCCGCCTGGGTCACAGAATCAGCCCTATGTTCCAAATCTACGGCATAGATTGAGTCAGCCAGTGCCTTGACGTCAATGCTGTCCTTTGTACCGTCTTCGAAGACTGACATACTGTCAATAGCGGCCGCCAAAGCCTGTGCCCGAGAGTAAGGATTCTTGGTAACGGTAGTCTTTACAGCAGTGCTCTTAACCGGAGAATTTCGTTCATAAATCCATTCATGGAAACGACTTAATGCATTGGATCCGATAACGGATGCAATAACGATACCGACGAACAGGATAAAGACCGCAGCTAGACGGAGAAGGTCCTTATGCTTACGATAGAAGGAAACCTTATTTTCCTTTTCAGCAGCCTTGATTTCAGGTTCAAATGCGATAGTCGGACGTTTTTCTTCAGGAATTTGACTAAAACGCTTCTTCCAGTCCTTATCACGCTTTTCTTCTTGCTTTCTGCGACGTTCGTCTTCGGTAATAGTCGGAGCGAGAAGGTTTTCATTTTCGATAGTAGAATAAACCGTAGTATGAATATACTGAATCGTATATCCTTCGAACGCGTTTGAAACCTTAAATCCGCTTTCGTCCACAGTAGTACTTGCACCGCCAACGGCGAACGTAATAGCGTCGCTTACGATAATAATGTGCTTATCGTCCTTGAACATATCCATATAATTGGAACACGTACCCGTACGAATACGAGCCGGAATAGCAGTCCAATCATATTCATAGATATTCTTATTACTCATAAGAATAACAGGAGCGGTCTGCTTTTCATCATAGAAACCAAGAACATTGATACCTTCGAAAGTATCAATACCGGTTACAGTGTATGTCCATTTATACATTGCGTCAGTGGAATTAAGTTCCGCCTTGACCTTCAATGTCAGATATTTGTACTTTAAACAGCTCTTATTATCTACTATATTTTACCTTTATTCACAATATAGTAAATTCCCTATTAGTTGTCAACCGTTTTTTCATCGCCATCAATGTAAAGTAAATGTAAGTCAAGGTCAAGTTCATGCTGAACCTTATATACATCTTCTGGAGTTTTTATATAATGACGTTTTCCATACCATTCCAGCCAGTTTTCACCAAACCATGGGTCACTATCCGGATGAGTATCGTCTTTAGTCAATCTCGGATAAACAAATAAAGCGCTTGAACTATAACCGCAACTTAAATCTTTCTGAGGACCAAACGGTTTCTTCGTGGACCAGCACCAGTTATCACGATATGCTATACAGAAACCCGGAACATAGATTTCTTTATCTTTTAAGAACTTTTCTAAACTGTCTTTATCCGGGAATACCCAATCTTTAAATTTCGGATTTGCACTAGACAGTTCATATTCTTTTAAACTGTATTCAATCGGGTGTACTGCATAAACTGGAAAATATGGCGCCATTACATGTAAATCATCCGGATCATCCAATGACAATTTCCAATTAATCCCATACGTTTCTCTGCGTTCTTCATGCTTTGAATATATATCAAACGAATGGGCAAAATGTGCATGAACTACGATAGCCGGCATATCCGCAGTGTCTTTACCGGTCTTTGACCATTTTTCAACTAAATCTAACATATCATAAAGATAGAAAAAAGACTGACTTGCGTCAGCCTTTTTAATGTAAATATTTGTTAATATTAAAGATGTTCTGCCTTGGAATCCAACTTCTTCTGGGCGTCGTCACAATATTCCTTGTCTGTCTTATAACAGATAAGACCGCGAGGCATACCCTGCGGGAAATTCTTGGACATAAACTTCGCATCATACCAGAAATACAAGTAAGCTGGAACAAATCCCTTATCCGGATTTGCGATAACGCAGTCATAACGCTGTTCCTTGGTCAAAGGAGTACCAGTCTTATTCAAGACCTTACAAATATCGAAACCGGCATCGTCTTCAGCCTGACCGTGAAGGTAGACCATATCACCGAGTGCCTTATACTTCTTGTAAGCATCATTAAACAATTCATCCGGAAGAACAACCAACTGACCCATATTGAGACGTTCGATAACGTTACCAAGCAAGTCAAGTTCAAAAGTTTCACGCTTCTGAATATTTCCGAGATTGGCCTGAATGTCATAAATCTTCTTAATCATGTCGTCAACATTTGTTGCGCGAGCGAGCGCGGTCCAAGTATTGGCGTTGCGAAGAAGGAAATCATCATCACCGAGCTTTTCAACAGTAACAATCAATCCGAGCGGATTGGCCTTGCTCTTAATCTTGAATTCCGCACCGGAATCAATATACTGGGCAAGACGTTTCTTCATATCAGCCATCTGAGCCGGCGATGCATCGCCATAGGCTTCGACGAGCTTAAAACCATATTCTTCTAATAAATCTTTAGCTTCGTTTAAATCCATAATAAAAATCTCCGTTTTTATTATTTATAACGGAGACTTTATTCTTTCCACCAATTCAAGGACATTTCGGCCTGTCTTTCGAGCATATCCATACCGTCAATGGCCCAGGAACAATGTTTATTTTTTTCGGCCTTTTCAACAAGTCTTCTGTCGGCATAGTTCAGGTCATAATAGATAAACTTGCTCTTATTATTGAAATTAATGTCTATTCCGGCTTCAAACGGAATAGTATTGACAATAAGGTCAAAATCCTTGGCCTTGAATTCATCCAGACTCTTTTCGTCGATACCTTTTGGATTTCTTGCGAAAACAGTCATTTCATGGTGTGAAGTCGCAAAATCAGTAGCATCATGAAGCGCGGTAAGAATAGACGGAACTACGCCGCCGTTTCCGAGAATAGCCATCTTATGAGGATAATCGAATTCCCAATCGTCATGGTTGTCTACATAATGCTGTAAAGAAATTCGGAATGCTTCACCATCAAAGTTTTCACCGATAAAAGTATCATTCAGAATCTTTACGCAATTTACAGACTTAATCCTATCCGCATCCGGCATAAGACAATCTAAATATTTAACAATATCCAATTTAAACGGTTTTGTGACATTAAAACCGTCGAGCTTGTCGGCTATTGCAAGTTCAAGACCCTGTTCCACATTGTTGACATCATAAATCTTGTATTCGATGCCCCACTGGTCAAAAAGCTCTTTTGACTTGCTATATCCGATATTTTTTCCAATTAAACCAAATTTCATATTATGCCAAAAGTACGAGTGAAGCCAGTTCACGACATTTCTGTGGAATATCCTTTCGCTTTACGAGCATTTCACAGACATTCTGGTACATTCTCTTAAGTGCGTTTTCCTTAGGCATATCCCAGGAATTATAAACCATGTCAGCCAGCTTGATAAGAAGTGCATCCTTGCTGAGATTACAGAGCTTTTCGGTCATATACTCAGTCTTGCCGACTTCTTCGATAATATGCTTGTTATTAGTCAATTCCAATACAAGTTCTGCTACGTCTTCGCTTCCGGAAATAACGGCGATTTCTTCATAAGACGTATCGGTATCTTCCAAAAGGTCATGACCGAATGCGGCATTAATCTGGTTAATCGTTCCACCATATTTCTTAACAAGCCAAGCTACACCACGAGGATGTACGAAATACGGCATTCCGCTGCCCTTACGTTCCTGATGGGCATGTCGACCCTTTGCGAAGTAATACATCGCACGGCATTCTACAGGAAAATCCTGAGATTTAGATTTCTTAAACATTGCGCTAAACATTATTCCTCCTCGGTTTCATGTTTCTTTACGGCAACACCAATATTAATAAATTTCTGTCCAATCGCATCTACAGCTTTTTCCCACTTTGCTTCTCGTTCAATACAGAAAAGTGCATAGTTACGTGTTTCTGCGTTTTCACGTAATTCTGTAGCAAGCTTAAGTGCACCTCTGGCCATCTGTAAACGAGTAGCCCACAAATCACGTTCAGCAAGAAGTTGACAATGATTTACAGACCAATAATCGGGAAGCACGCCTTCATCATATTGGGTTTCATATTCTCGAATCATAAAATCTCCTTAAGCTATATAAAACAATATAAAAAAGAGTTGACGTTCTGTCAACCCCTTTTAATTAACCGGCAATCCAACCATACACTAGTATGATTACTACCGCGGCAATAAGCATAACCCACATTCCATGAGTAAACCCGCGGACATAGGCACTGATTTCTTTACTCTTCTCGTCTAACACTTTCACCTGCCGTAATCGGAGTAATTGTATACTTTTCGTTTTCGTCACGCCAGCGTTTCTTTAAACGCTTGAGATTGGTATCTTCTTCCTTTCGAATACCGGAAACCGTGTTTCCATTGGTAAACCAAACCAGATAATAATAAACCTTTTCGAATTTACGCTTAGGTTTCTTCTTAGGCTCGGAAAGACCCATAGATTCAGAAAGAGCGTTAGCCGCTTCTTCCAATACGCTCAACGGGCGTTTTACTTGATAACTTGCCATTTATTTTTCCTTTTATTTAAGACGGTACTGCGGTATCGAACCGCCAGGCAAACCACGCCAACGCCGGGTCGAACGGCTATCATTCCATGACTCAATCGGACTCGAACCGAATTTCAGCACCCTTTACTAAGCTACCGTCTAATACCTAATATAGAAAAAGAGTTGACTCTCGTCAACCCTTTTTATTACTTCAATATCGTATCGAACTGCGATGAAAGTTCCTTGCTTGACTTTTCCTTGACAGGATCCGGGAAAAGACAATTAGAAATGCCGTCGATAATAATATTACATATACCAACAATAATCATAATTGGTAAAGCAACAACCATAATACCGCAAGACATCAAGTTAATAAACAACAATATTGAAACCTTGAAAATATATCGTTTTTCTTCAGGAGACAGACTATCATATTTCGTTCTTTGAGAAAAGTTATACTTATTCTTGAATCCGAGACTGAGTAATGCCGTACTCCAGAATACAATATGTAAACTTGCCCATGGAATAGTAATATGATTAAAACCGTCAGACAATATCCAAATAAAACAAACAAGTACCCCTACAACTTCCGCAAGAACGAATAAAATATAAAGTCCTGCTGCAACTGTAAGATCAGATCCAGCATTACTCAAGCCGGAATCAAAGAAAAACTTCATTGTAAATTCTTGATACTTACGAAACATATTTACTCCTCGGGTTCAAGCGTACCACATGCATAACAACGTTCATGACAAACCGGACAGCTATAGGTATATTCAAATTCATTCATACCTGTCTGAATATACTCACACTTATATTTCGGAACGTTAAATTCTGTTTCACATTTATTACATCGAAACTTAAGCTTTGTCGGCTGCTTGGTAATTTCAGCTTCGCCGACAACAGTTGTTGGTTTCTTTTCGACAGGTCCAAGACAGGTTATAGATTTGATGGCCACAAAATGCTTATACTTACTTTTTGCGAAATCAATAATTGCCTTGGTCAATGCATCGCCAAGCAGGCTTGATTCGAAAATTTCTTCAGCATAATTATCATCCCAGTCATCAAAACCCATATAACCGTCATAGGTCTGATAATGAATGTTTATCTTATACCTTTGTTTCATATTACTTCTTCTTAGCCGCCTTCTTAGCTGCTTTCTTGGCTTCGCGTTCGGCCTGCTTTGCAGCCAACTTAGCTTCGCGTTCAGCTTCCTTCTTGGCCTTTTCGGCGAGCTTCGCTTCATACTTCTTGATAACCTGCAAACGGCCCTTGAGGGTAGAATGCTTACGCCTATCATCCATATCATACAGGTCACGCAATACGTCATGATAATCATCTGAATTATCCTGAGTATACTGTCTCAGTTCCAAGCCTGCACGAAGAATATCAATAAACGCATTAAAATTCTTCGGGTCAAACTGCTCCATGATAAACTGCGTCTGCGGAGTAGTATAGAAATGCCTTGTATCTTCCTTGTTGGCACAGAAACGGTTAAAGCCGTAAGTGACTTCAAGCTTGTTCGCCTTCGCATGCTTCACGAAATGCCCAGGATTCGGACAGGACTTATACACATGCAAATAAAACTGGTCTTCGCCTTTCTGGAGAATAATCGCATAGTCGTCACGAACCGGATTATAGTCGTTGCCGAGTCGCTTCATCGCTTCTTCACGAGATTCCTTCTTGCTTTCTTCAATAATTTCGAAACCGTATTCCTTAACGACATTTTTGATCGCATTGAATTCGTCTTCCGTAAAACGAATTTCGGTCGCATAGACCTTATTGTATGCACCGAAAACATCATAAATTTTCTGGTCACCGGTACCGTAAAGGTCCTGATAGAACGACTTTACCTTATCTTCGCGAAACATGGAAGGGTTAATCTTTACCGCTTCGTTAAGTTCGTTAAGACATTCCTTTGCGTAATCTTCTGTAATCAATGCGCCCATTATAAGCTCCTTTTTGTTTATAATATAGAAAATGGATTGACTTTTGTCAACCCATAATGTTCCTATCTATTATAAGTGCTTTCCATTAAAAGATACATATTATAATTACCTATGTGCCATTTAATTTGTTTAATAATATTTTCTTCTGTGATTTTGACCTTATAACGACCTTTCGGATAATCATTAGTTAATTTCACGATTTCACCGGTTTTATCAAAATCGGCTGTCATAATAGTTCCTAATAATATGGGTGTAAGGATAGAACACGAATCTTCATAATCCTCGAAATAACAACATGGATAAATACTACGACATATAGTTTTAAACGCTTCTCTATTCATTGATATAAAACCTATTAATTATGTGTAATCATTCATAACGCAGTTTGTATTATTATCCGGTGTATCAGTATCTAGCTTGTTACCGCCTTTAATACTACAACCACAACATCTTTGATAAACGGCGTTTTTAATAAGCGGCATATCTGCTTTCATCGGTACATAAAGACCATGTGCCTTATAGTTTTCTTTACAGAATGTTTGTCTTTCCCACTTATGTAATATATCAAAATTATCGTAATTTTCAGAACTTTTGTCTCCCCAATGAGCACAAAATAGTTCAAGAGCGTCTCTTTCAGACGAGCAAATATAATGTTTAGGTGTAAAATCAAGACATTCGCTCACGCTAACGATATATTCTTTAGAATTAAATACATCAATAATATTTGTATGAATAAGCGGCGGTCCAATAAACGTATTAATAAGATACGGAAGATAAATCTCAAAATAAATTCGCGGACAATCGACAAACGGAACAGGATGTGACCTAAGACCAATTCCTATATAGTCGTCACATACGTTTTCAAGATAAACACCGTCATTGTCATATCGGAATCCATTAAAATATCCAATATCCGGCGGATCGTTTACGAATTTTCTACCAATACCTGCCCATCGGGTAGCGGTAGTTTCGATAACGTTCCTGACATATTTTTCGATAGCAATAGCCGACTGGCCTACCAGCTCTTCCGGAAATTTATTTTTACTCGGGTCTTTTAACCACAAGTAAGAATCAATAAAAAGCTTAAGAGCTTTAAACGGGTCGTTTTTATACTCAACCGTAAAATCTTCAAGCTTATCTATCTTCTTACACAAATGACGATTACGATTATATTTATTTTCCATTTGCATAATATAACAAAAGGGTAGACTTTCGTCAACCCTTTATTTAGTCCCAAGGCCGGAACTCGAATCCGAACAAACAGAATCACAATCTGCTGTGCTACCAATTACACCACCGCGGGGATGAAAAATTTTAGAGCCCTATGCCGGGTTCGAACCGGCGCCACCTGCTTGGAAGGCAGAAATGCTAAGCCACTACACCAATAGGACATATTTTAGAGCCCTAGACGGAATTCGAATCCGTAAACCTTCTCCATGGCAAGGAGACATTCTACCAGTTGAACTACTAGGACATTTTAGAGCAATAGATGGGACTCGGACCCACAACCTATTCCATGGCAAGGAATCGCTCTACCAGTTGAGCTACTACTGCATAAATGACAGCTTTACCAAAAAGGACTTTTCCGTTTTAACTGCCGAAGGTCTCTCAGTCATTTCTATGGCAGACTGATTAGGGCCGCCGGTTTTCTTCTTCCCATCCCTCGTACGAAAGCCGGCAAACATCGGATGCATTTCGTGCCACTACCTGGACTCGAACCAGGACCCGCTGATTAAGAGTCAGCTCGACTAGGCCATTATCATATAGAGGCAAAAATTTTTAGTGGACTCGACGGGATTCGAACCCGTATGCGGTGGCTTCCTTGCGTACAGCCTCCTGGTAATCCGGTTATTCACTCTTTAGCCTACGTGCCCATAATTTTCGTACCCCAGGAAGGACTCGAACCTTCAACCCACTGATTAAGAGTCAGCTGCGCTACCAATTGCGCCACTGAGGCATAAATGAAGGTTTTTGATTTTGTGCAGAAGCTACCTACAAACTCCAGGAACTCAATTATTTCAATTCGCCGAGCTGACGAATAACTACCCATGTTTTTGGTAGGTCAAAGTAGTCGCAGACCATAGTACATCAGACAGGGATCGAACCTGCATTTTCAGCTCCAGTTACGGTTACAAGATTCGTAGTCTTGCTCGGCTACTGATGTATAATTCGCGGGATCGAAGGGACTTGAACCCTCAACTTTCAGATCGACAATCTGACGCTCTAACCAAATTGAACTACGACCCCAAATTATTCATATTTACCAATTAAATTTTTATTAGAACTAAAATGTCTTCTTTTTGTATTAGATTTAAAAATTGGTATATATTTTTTAAATCGCACATAAATTGCATTTTTTAAAACATGTAATTCATTTGCAAAATCTTCAAGTTTATAGTAATTTCCTGAATGATATTTGTCCCATAATTCCCTAGATAATTTCAAAGATTCATTATATCTTGTAATTGTAAATGTTGTTTTATGTTTTTTATGTTTTTTATGTTTTTTTACACCATATACAATTTTGTTTGATTCACCATGAAAAAGGTTTCGACCTTCAATCCAGAAATCTTCTAATGGTTTTTCTTTAAACTTCTTAGATTCTCCAGTATTACGATTTGTATACCATTTAGTTCCAAACTGTGAATTTTTATTACCTTGTTGATTCTTACTTGTTATTTTACTTATCGTTTTTGCAAACTCCATGCGTAATGCTTCATATGCACGAGAATTTATATAACGATGTTTTTCTTTAGTCGTTTGCCCTTGCATTCGCCAAAGTGCACATAACATTTTATTTCTTTCAATAGTTCCTTTATCATACATTTTAACAAGTAACCAATGACAGATAAAATGTTCACGTGCAGTTAATCTAACAAGATTTTCATTATCGTTTGTACCTCCTAATGATTTTGGTTGAATATGATGTTTTTCATAATAACCTACATATCTGTTCCCATTTTCTGTTTCCCTTTTTGCTTTTTCAATTATCTTATAATATATAGCTTTATAATTCATATATTATATATAATTTTTTCGTTTTCCGAACCTGTCAAATATAATTAGACAGACTTAGCGGTCTCAACGGGTCACGATCCCGTACCTCCAGCGTGACAAGCTGGTGTCCATCCATTAAACGATGAGACCAAAATAAAAAAGATTCCTGTGAGCGACACAGGAATCAATCTAAAACTTTTTACAGTTAAAAACTAGATGACCCTGTGCTTGTGTCGATCCTTATCATGCTTACCGAAACCTCGTCCGTCGCGGCGAGTCTTGCAATCATGAGTGTCAACTACAAACTTAGTCATTTCGTTTTTCCTTTCTATTATATATAAAAATTTTTTTCCTGTTTTCGCAAAATAAACAGCGAGCAGTAACTTGTGGAAATAAGAGTTGGACTCGAACCAACGATCTTTGCATTGCTGCAACGCTCTAACCAACTGAGCTATCTCATTGATTATAGGAACCGCTTGTGCTGTTCTATTGTGTTTTAACGTTGTTAAATATAGTAAAGTTTTTTCCTTTTGTAAACCCTATTTTTAAAAAATTTTTTAAGTTCTGTATTTCCTAAAGTTTATTTAATGCTATTTCAGTATCAAGTCCCATTACACGAAGCCTAATCTTGGCCGGATCTTTCAACTTCAGGATGTCTTCGATTATATCCAAACTTTTTGCTATGAAAATTGGCATACACCAGATTTGAGACTTCGATTTATAATCTTCATACAGAATTAACTGCCAGATAACGTTATCAGATGCCAATCCCGTTGCATAAATCCCATCGTTAATGTTTTTCGGATATAAGTATAAATCTCCAGACTCATTAATGATTCTCTGGAGAACTTCCATCTTGGCGAACGCACGTTTTACATTGTTTTTTGTCATAGCACCTTGTCCAGCATAATTTCCAGTTTCATATTTTCATATTTGGCCTTGAGACGGTCAAACGTTTTGCACTTGTGAATTTCTGGAATTAACTTTAACAATAAGTTCTTTTCTTCACTGTATTTAATTACCAAATCATTTCCAAGTTCATATTTATTGGTTACATCTTGAAACCGGATATAATCAGAGTAAACATGCATTTCAATATTATTAAACTTACGGAATGTAGCATAGTTATGACGATAGTCAAGGGCAAAATTTTCCTTGGCCAATAACTTATCTACTTTTTCTTGAAAACGTGATAACATATTTTATAAAATAGAAAAAAGGTTGACTTTCGTCAACCCTTTAATATTTCCAGGAATTAAATTTAGATTTTCTCATTTTCTTTTTTAAGTGCATTTCCGAGTTTTTCGATGTCATTGACAAATAGCTGAACAATTTCATCTACAGTTCCAAGTGGAACCATGCCATTATCAGATTTCAACTTGAATAGCTTATCTTTCAGCTCATCTGACACAAATTCGGTCCAGACGTGTTTTGGAAAATTTCCAATATTTTCTTCATTAGTTATATCTTCCAATACTTTGTTCATTATTTAATCTCTTTTACTTGAACCGTGGCATCTATTTCACCAAGAAATAACTCATTCATTGATGCACTATAATATGACTTACTTTTTACACAGTAAGACATCTTACTCTTTGCTGAGCGTAAATCAGCAAAATGTGTAGCTTGGCTTAAATCAGTTACCCAACTAACATAACCCTTTTTAGAACCCCAATAATAGACTATACCATCAACAGTTCTACAAAGAATCCATGTTTTTAATTTCGCATTGAACATTACTTACCATCCATTGGAATGCTTTATTTGCTCATAACGGTCCACAACAGCACTCGTCACTGCTCTTTGTGTACGTTCATTTATACCGGATAGAGTCTTCGGTTCGACAATACTGTATTCTCTTGTAGTGTCATTATACCTAAGATTGAGACCCTTGAAAGTCAGGAACCAAGTATCGTTCGTAACCTCAACGTCGGCCATAGCAACAAGATCCGGGTCGTTAGAGGCCTCACAGAAGTCGAGACGTAAAACCTTGACCTTAATCTGGTCACTCATAGTTGCCTCCAACTTAGCCTTTGCTTTCTCGCCTTCCAGAGACGTACTGGTCCAGCCACCTTTGTCGTTCAAGTACATGACATTGACACCGGCTGTTGTACTGTTTGCAATACATGCTTCAAGGTCCTTGTCACCGATATATTCTTTTAACTCTGTGAGTTCATCAATTATTTTACTTATTTTCATAATGTATCTCCTTTAGAAGTTTCAACCATTTGTGCTCGCTTTATGCCAAGAAGCTCTCTATACATCTGAAGCTGGTTCAACTTAAGATTTCTGTTAATACAATCAGAAGAAAGGACATATTCTAGGTCCTTGATTTCATTCTCAAGCCAATGAATTTTCATTTCTTCTGTCTTCAATCTATTTGCATTCATGTCTAGGGTTTCTGTATCAGATTTCCCTTTTGTTAATTCATTCAAGTATATTTTTTTCATCATGTTATTTATCCTTATTATTGAAAATTCGTCATCATTAACCACCAAGCATCAAACATTCCAACGACTTTATGCTAGCCTTTTCAGCATCGGTAAGAGGTTCAAAGTCCTCGTTAAAGTACCGCACTGCGTCACGGATTTTATCCTTGATGTTATCCAGTGCTACTTTCCGTGGGTCAATCGGACTTGCCGTCTTATAGCTGATGTCAAGTCGGTCTGACCTATCTACAAGAGACAGTTCTGTAATGTCCATGTCGCCGAAGTGAGACTCCATTGTGGTGAGTTCATCTATGATGTTTTTCTTGAGTTTACTGATTTGCATAATGTTTCTCCTTTGGAATTTTTACCCATTTACCTTTATGCTGGTCTTCCCAAGCATCCTCGCCAGCATCATAATCCTGCCATTTAAGACCTATATCTGCGGCTGCCTCTTTCATTTCTTGGATAAGGCTTTCCTGCTCTTCAAGTTTGTCGAGCACATCCTTACACATTTCACGAAGGTTAGTTTGAAATGTGAAATATTGCTCATTTTCGCGTTTCTTTATTTCAACACGAAGCCCGCGCTTGATGTCATATCTATATGCATAAATTAATCCTTTAACGTAAAGTCAATAATTAAACACAAAGGAATAAATGAAAGTAATCCTGATATAATTGAAAGTATTATTAAGGTGACACTATTAATTCCACTTCCATCTATTGGATTAATAACTCCGATAAAAGCCAGGAATGCAATTAGCCAATTAAATCCAGTCCATATTGAGCATAATATTATTGCAAATACAGCCGTAAATGGATCAGTATGCTCTGGATTACCACCTGCTCTTCTGTGTATCATTCTTCCAGTAACATTCATCTGACCCGGAACCCATGAACCTATCATTCTACTTTACCTCCCTCAATAATGCTTCAACCCGTTCCTTTACATCAGTCCACTTATTAGATATAGCAAGATAGTCCTTATTTTTCTCAGTAGCCAAATCGTTATGGTGCTGTAATCTTGCCATAGCACCATAGTAATTTTCAGCATACGTAGCTATTTGTCTGGTTTTCCGTAGATTGTCCTGTTTCATATTCCGTAACTGTTCATCTTGATACCTTATTACTTGCTTGTACGCTTCAGTATCATGAAAAAGGGAATTAATTATATCATTCTGTTCATCTGTTTTCGATTTATCTAAATTACTTTGTGCTTCTTTTGTATTCTCCATACAAAAAAGATAAGCAGTTTGTTCATGTATTTTAGCAAGTTTTTCAATACATATTTCACGAGGATATTCATGTTCTTGAATATCTAAAGCCACCGCCTGTATTTTTTCAAGCACTTCTCTAAACTCGTCAAATGATAAATTAAGCGATACGTTATCAAGCGGTTTCTTCATATAACTCCTTTTATCTGATAGAGCTATCCTTATATACGGATAAACTCTTTTTAACATAATAATATAGCAAAAGGATTGACTTCTGTCAACCCTTTAATATTATTTTCTGAAAATTAAACTGACTCAAATAAAAAATCAGTAACCAACTCATATTTTTCTTAATTTTTCTCAGAACGATCACGAATAGCGACAAAGAGGTCGTCACAGTCTTTTTGGAACTGGTCTAAATCAGTCGGAACGACTTTGCGGTTGAGCCATTCTTCCTTCGACTTAATGCCGTCGATATTGAAGAAAGTGTCTTCTTTTAGAGTCTTGGCGATGATTCGAGAGTGTGTGATGACGAGGAGGCCATAAGACTTTTTGAGTACTTCATCCTTAACAGAGTTGATGTAGTTAGCAACTGCGAGCTGGAGCTCTTCTCCCATGCCGAGCTCTACTTCATCGAGAACAATGAAGCGTTCTTCATGGTTAATAATCGACTTGAGCAAATGGACAGTGTTGTCTCCCGTAGAAGTCCATTCAGAGTCACGAAGGAAGTTGATTCCTATTGTGCTGCTGAGTCCAGCACGTGACATGAAGGACAGAGAGCTGACCAGACGTTCTGGGCTGTCTTTTCCGAGCTTCTTTTGAATTCGTGTCGGAAGAATCTTACGAATTACAGACTTTCCAGCGCCATTCGACCCAGTGAGAATGGTAAGTTTTCCAAGTTCGATTGAGTCAGCAATCTCAATCAGTCGGTCAATGTGCTTATTCCATTCTTTTTTCATTGTTATTTTTCCTTTTTCTTTAAATATAAAAAAAGGATTGACTTTCGTCAACCCTTTAATATAGTGGAGGCGATTGGAATTGAACCAATCAAGAGAGGAACATTCTGTGCAAAAGTTGCGGAAAGTAACCTTTGCCCCCATTAGTGGATCCAGTGGTATTCGAAACCACAACCTCCCGCTTGCAGGGCGGGTGCTCTGCCAAATTGAGCTATGAACCCATGTTAGTAGCGGCGTCGGGAATCGAACCCGAATGCCAGGATTGAAGGTCCCGTGAACTAAGCCGTTATTCTACGTCGCCATAATTTTAGTAGTCCTATACAGATTCGAACTGTAGTAACTTGGCTGAGAACCAAGTGGCCTTGACCGCTAGCCGATAGAACCATATTAGTGCCACCGACAGGGGTCGAACCTGTGACGCGAAGATCTTCGGTCTTCCGCTCTACCAAAACTGAGCTACAGTGGCATATATTTTTTATGGACCGTAGGAGGCTCGAACTCCTGACCCCCAGAATGCAAATCTGGTGCTCTACCAAAACTGAGCTAACAGCCCGAAAATAAAACTGACCTTACTCATCTCAACGCGTACTATTGACTTTCGGTAAGCGCATACGGGATTCGAACCCGTGACCAGCGGCCTTCACACCGCCTGTTCTACCGCCGAACAAAATGCGTTATCAGTTTTAGTGGACACATATGGGATTCGAACCCATGACGTTTTCCCTGCCAGGGAAACATTCTACCAACTGAATTAATGGCCCATGATTTTTAGTAGCGCTGTCGGGACTCGAACCCGAATTTCCGACTTGAAAGGCCGGTGAACTGAACCAGTTATTCGACAGCGCCGAAATTTAGTGGACACATATGGGATTCGAACCCATGACGTTCTGCGTGCAAAGCAGACATTCTACCAACTGAATTAATGGCCCAAATGTTAGTACTCCGTCCCGGATTCGAACCGGGGTTATCCGATAGAAAGTCGGATGGCTTAAACCGCTGGCCGAACGGAGCATATTTTGTAGTGCCAAGTTCCGGAGTCGAACCGGATTTCTGGGATTTTCAGTCCCGTCCATTCCCACGATTGGATGCCATGGCATAAAAGAAAAGTTCCTGTGCTTGTGCACAGGAACCGTTTTTAAAACTCTAATCGGTTAACTACCTGATCCTATGCACTGTATTTGAATCAAATGCTTCAAACGCTGCAGCTGCAAATTCAGCTGCGGCACGTTCTGCTGCAAAAAATTCATGTTCAAATACGTTCATAGTCATTTTGTTACCTTTTGTTATTATATATAAAAATTTTTTTCCTGTTTTTGCAAAAGTTTGATTCGGCCAATGGACTCCATCCAAAGTTTTACGTCAGCTCTGCACCGAATCATCTGATGCATCAGTTATGTGTTAAATATAGTAAAAAGTTGTTGGTTTGTAAACCCCTTTTTAAAATATTTTTTCGTGGGGAAGGCAGGATTCGAACCTACGACACACGCCTTGGAATGGAAATAGGAACGTTATATGCATTTCTACGAAACGTAAATACCGTTGCTCTACCACTGAGCTACTTCCCCGAGTGGTTAACGCGAAATGTATGAACTCATCTAAAAAATAATGCTTTTGATAGGAACATTCTTTGCGTTAACGATGTTAAATATAGTAAAAAGTTGTTGGTTTGTCAACCCCTTTTTAAAATATTTTTAGCCGGCGAGACTGGATTCGAACCAATAACCCAAAGTACCCTTTAGATAGGAAGCATTGGTGCTGAAAGCGAATACTAAATCTTAAACTTTTGCTCTACCGATTGAGCTACTCGCCGAGATGTTAACGCGAAATGTATAAACTGATCGAAAATAATGTTTTTTGATAGGAACATTCTTTGCGTTAACAGGGTTAAATATAGCAAATTGCTTTGTGTTTGTCAACCGCTTATTGTAACTTTTTTTCCTCCTTCAAGTTTTTTCTGGAACGTTCTTTTTGTTCTTCAAGTAACTTGTTGAAACCGTCAAGGTCAACGGTAAGGTTATGCTGTTCACAAAGCATTTGTGTCAAGTCGACAGGAAAACCATAAGTATCATAAAGCTTGAAAGAATCAAAACCAGACAATACATTTCCATCCATCTTGGAAACAATATTGTTAAACTGCTTGATTCCGCTATCAAGGTTCTTCAAGAATCTTGATTCTTCATTCTTGATAACTTCAGTTACGAATTCTTGTCTTTCCTTAATTTCCGGATATACGTCACCCATTACGTCGATAACAACCGGAACGAGCTTATACATAAACGGTTCATTGATATTTAACATCTTGCAGAACAAAGAACCTCTGCGAAGAAGCCTTCTCAATACATATCCGCTTCCCTTATTAGAAGGCTGAAGTCCGTCAGTAATAGAAAATACAAGAGAACGAATATGGTCACTGATAACCCTGTGAGGCGTGCCGGATTCATCATTCTTATATTCTACACCGCTAAGTTCAACAATCTTATCAATAAGTGGTTTAAACAAGTCGGTTTCATAATTACCGTTTGTATTCTGAAGAATAGAACAAATACGTTCAAATCCCATACCGGTGTCGATATTCTTCGTAGTCAACGGAATAAGCGTTCCATCAGAAAGTCTTTCTTTCTCCATGAATACAATATTCCAGATTTCTACGTAACGGTCATTTTCACCGTTTACACCAAGGATAGGATCCTTGAATGTTTCTTCTTGAGTATTCAAATCGCCACGGTCATAATGAATTTCAGAACAGGGACCGCATGGACCAGTATCACCCATTTCCCAGAAGTTATCTTTTTCTCCGAATCTCATAATACGGTCATCAGGTAGATTGGAAACTTCCTTCCAGATTTTCCAACTTTCATCATCGGTCTTATAAACAGAAACAAACAATCTTTCCTTAGGTAACTTCCATACTTTCGTTAAAAGCTCCCAAGACCAAGAAATAGATTCCTTTTTATAATAGTCATTGAAAGACCAGTTTCCAAGCATTTCAAAGAACGTATGATGATAGTTATCACGACCGACAACATCGAGGTCATTATGCTTTCCAGATACACGTAAGCATTTCTGGCTGTTACATACACGTTTTAATCCTTGCGGGTTTTGACCAAAAAAGATTGGTTTAAACTGGTTCATTCCGGAATTCGTGAATAACAACGTCGGATCGTTATTGGGAATAACGGAAGAAGACTTGATAAACTGATGATTTTTTGACATAAAGAAATCAATAAAACTTTTTCTAATTTCGCTCGAGGTAAGCATTTTTATTCTCCTATAAAAATTAAAAGGTTCCTGTTGTGCACAGGAACCAAAGTTTAGTTAATGAATATACCCATACACATATATTATGTCATAATATATGCGGCTGCTGCGAAAATGCGAGTATTTAATATATTCATCGTCATGTCTTAAATATATATAATTTTTCTATTTTTGTAAATGCTTTTTATTCAGGATGTTTGATGTCTTCTATTTCTCGTACCATGTCTCTTTCCGGGCTTTCTGAATTTTCATCCAAATAACGACCAGTAAGAATCATAGTATCATGGTCGGTAAATTCAAGATTCGGTTTACCTTCGGCCATATTCTCATAGTCCTCAGTAACAAGGTCTCTCCAAGAAGTATAACCGATTTGGTCCCAATTCCTATCGAAGAATTGGACTGCATTAGTTCCAACTTCCTTGGCGACAACTGCACCGAACATTCCATCCTTTCGCATTATAGATAAACCAGAAATGAATTTACCCTTTTTGGTGGCACAAGAATGCATAATCTTCAACGGCTTATTCTCAAAAACAATTCTAAGCATACCGAAAATATCAAGTGCCTTTACCGGATGTTCAACAGTTTTAATTTCTGGAAGTTCCATTAGTATTCAAGCTCCTCTTTATATCCGGCTAAAAGTTTTGCACGGACTTCATCAAGAACCTTACCAAGGCGGTTTTCGCCTTTCCAGTTTGCCTCGTCATTAATCAACGGGTCAAATTCACCGAGACCGACACCCCAGATTTTGTCAACCGGACTAGCTTCGACGAATTTCTTACCTTCAAGGGCAGGATCCGTAATCTTGTCGAACAGAATCTTATTCTGACTATACTTACTCAAACATGCGTTGAGCATGATATTGTAAGAAATCTTATTCCATTCGTCCTGATTAAAACCTTCGACCATACGGCCAAGCTTCTTGGCCTTATAGGAATCAGCTTCCTTGAAATTAAGAGCTTCAATTTCATTCAGCGTAGCCATATCGTTAAAACAATATGCCTTATGCCACATATAGCATTGTTCAGAACTGAAAAATTCATGAATCTGCCCGTCAAGACACTTGGTCTTCATCGGTGCCCAAGCGAAATTTGACGGCCAGTCGCCCCAAAATAAAATGTGCTTATCTGTAATTGTCATATTAAATAAACCAAATAATTGAAGATTTACCGGATTCTTTAAGTTCAATTTTGTCGTAAACTTTACGTATTCTTGTAATCTGCCAAAGGAATGCATCACATGTTTTGGCGTAATCATTTTCGTCAATTACATTAGTAAATGGAATAGGCGTTTCCTCAGACAGCTTTACATCTGTAAATTTAGTTTCATCAAGCTTATAGTACCAGGCTGGCATTTTCTTCAGAAACTTATTAAATGTAAATTCAGAATCCTTATTATAAAGTTTACTATGCAAATACAAATGCAATTCGACCAAATCTTCAATAGAAAGAATGAAACCGGTATTATACTGTTTTTCGTTTGAAGCTTTTTCGATTATCTTGCATCCACGTTTCTTAAGGAACTTAACAGCTTCCTTTCTTAACATAATGCGGGTAAGCTTTACAATATAATGCTCGTTGGCCTTGTTTCCAATGACAGGAGAATCTTCCTTGAATAAAGCCATATCGTTGAGCTTTTCAAGTGAATTACAATATACTGTCATCGAAAGCTCGTCGTTATACAACTTATCAATCAATGCAAGATAACGTTTAAGCTTTTTGTTTTCGACAATACTATAGAAATCACTACAGTAAATGCCAGAACCTTCTTCACGAACATTATACATTCTTTGATAGACATAAAACGCCAAAGATTCACGTTGACATTCATAGGTGCTTACTATTCTTGATAGTTCATATTTTGACATTTGTCATCACCCTTTAAGACAATTTAATTCGAGAATATCTTTTAATGCAAATAAATGATTATTGAAAGTATCAATATTTTTTATTTTTAAAAGTTCTCGTATAGTTTTTTCGTTGCGTTTCATATTAATAACAGCGTACCAAATTGGTTCCTGTGTATCAGCAGTCTTAAGAACCCAAGTACGGGAATTTGGTACTTCTGTTACCGAAGGATAGTGTAAATCTGGAGTATTATATGACAATGGATATAAAACATACTTTCCACCGTTTTCTACACGGCAGATAAGCTTATATGACAATTTACTCCAAATGTTCCAGGCCATTACTTAACTTCTGACTTTAAGAGTTCATCATAGCGCTCACGAATATCGGCGCTGAGTTCCTTGCGTCCTTCGACAGCAGAAGAATGAGAAGCCCAGAACGAAATGAGGATAAGCAGGGTAACGAACGGACCCATGCAGATACCCATAGCGGCGAGCAAAACATTAATAGCATTATCGAGCTTGACACGCTTAAAGATTACACATGCGTTAAAGATACCGCACAGAATCCAAAGAATTGTACTGATTTCCATATTAGTTTTCCTTTTCTGTATTGTTTAACTGTTCAGTTTCTTGAGTATCAACATATTGACACGTAATTCGATTAATCTTGACCTTAGACATAAAATATTCAGCCATGTCAAGAGTAAATTCTTCATAAACTTTCGGATTGTTATGACAGATAGATTCAAACAGTTCCTTATAGAGCTTCTGAATATCCTTTTCATAAACATATTCTACATTTGTAAGATACTTGATTGTCAGACCAACAGCGTCCTGCAATCTCATATCCGGAAAAGCATCATTAATGGATGAATAAATCTTAAACAACTTCTGGTGAACGTTGTCCAGTTCCTTATAGACCTTTTTGAGGTAATGCTTGAGAGTAAACTTATAATTTACTGGAATGCTCATTTTCTTTGTAAATACATAGCATTCATAAGTAAGTTCATAATAATTAATACTGAACTTTGCAACTAGCTGTTGGTCTACATAGCAATTAATGTACTGATATGGTGAATTGACACGTTCCTCAAAGGTAACGCGATCCTTACCGAAAACATCAGTACAAATCTTTTTAAAGTATGTTGCATTAATTACGAACATTTTATCCCCTAGTCGTCAGCATCAAGCCAGCCTTTATGTTTCGCCACATCGTATGTAGCAGTAATAATGGATTCAATAGTTTCATCATACTTGTCCTGAAGTAAAAACTTGATATGACTCAAAAACATCTTTTTCGCCTTATCGTCATTGTTCTTTGACTGTCTCAAGTTTTCTTCGAGAACTTCTTTAAAATATTGATACATCAATTACCACCTGATAATAAAATCGTCTGCAGGTTGCTTAAGATATTCATCTTTCTTAAATAGCTCATGACAAGCACCGCCGAGTTCTTCACCCAGCCACGATAACGCATTACAAAGATTTCGCCTTTCAACATCATTAAATTCAAGAGGCTCGCCAAGCTTAAGCTTCAAGTAAAGCTTATTCATATTCTTGCGATGCCAGCTTTCTTGTAAACTGTTCCATGCTTCGTCTGTCATAATACTACCTTAAACATAATATAGCAAACTATACTAAGTTCGTCAACCCTCTAATATGTCCAACGTCTGTTCAATCTTTTTATTCTGCTGTTCGATATAATACTTCTTAAGAAGCGCCATCATCTTTTCATATTCTGCGGTAAACATTTCCGGCCAGTTTTTAACATTGGTAGAAACATAAGTACATTCTTTCGATATGTTAGATAATATAAGTTTGTTTCTCATATCCAATCCGCCGATATGTGTAAACTTATATCCATGACGCGGAATATAACGAATCATTATATTCATGCCAGGAAGTCTAGTATTACGAAAGAATAACCCGCAAAAAATAGGATGTTCGATTACCCCGCTTACAACCGGACCGCCATAAATCTGGTCATTATAAAATCCATCTGTCTGATGCGGTATTCCACGTAAATCGAAAAAATCTTCAGCCATTTTCAGCTCAGAATTAAACGCATCTAACGCAGCCATACTATCGATTTTATCTCTCAAAAAGTCCATAGTTCTTCAACTCGTTCCAACGTGTAACAAGAAGCTCGCCATAGGTCTGGCTGCTCATATTATAGCTTCCGCAACTGAATGCGTCATTTACCTCGATAAGAGCGGTCTCACCGTTATCGAGAACACCTACGTCAAGGCAGTAAGCTTTAGGAGAATCCGTCCAGGCTTTCACCATGTCGTTCACTACTGACTTATCTACCATGACATTAGGATCGCCGAAATAATTGCAATAGTCCCTGGCCTCGCCGTTAATAACCGGAATACGATACTCAGTAACCCATTTTACCGGATCCGAGCAAATAATCCTGGTACTGTCAGAAGCACCGTCCGTAAGAAACCAATCATCCAATGAATTCAATACGAAACCGGTAAACTTCTTGAGCTTATCTTTCGGCTTGATAAATACAGATTTTGAAAGCTCGCCATTAAATGCCTTATCCTTCATATATCCAAGACTTCCTTCCCAGATACGGCGTTTCAGGTATTTCTGTAACGGCTCAGGATAATCGTCATGCTTATAAAGAATCTTGCATTTCTTCATAGCATTGAACATGACAGGAATTTCACCGGCGATGAAATCAACGGCATAGAGATGAAACCGGTTCTGAAGAAAATGCTTCTTATAGAACGTGGTATATCTTCCCTCACCGAAATAATCGGCGAGTTTCTGCTCATCATGCCCGAGCTTTCCCTTATCATTTAATTGTAAGTAGTTCATTCTGCTTTTACGTGTTTAAAACCTAAATTCATTGCTTCGGCGACAGTAATCTCGTCACCGTCCTTATAAGTCTTTCCAGTCTTTTCATTGGCTTCACCTGATTTGAACGTAGAAGCCTGAACAGGATTTCCCGGATGGAAAGTATACATTACGTCACCGATACCTTCTTCAGGTCCGATAATCAGAATCGTGAAGTCAACATCCTGACGCTTATCCGTCTTGATACAAAGAGAAAGAAAACCTGTACTCTTCGGATCACGGAAATGGCAGACATCATCTGGGTTAAAATCGGAAAGGTTGAGCATTCCATGATGGCCATGAATATCTGTGGTAATCACTGCACTGCAACCAGGAGTAAGAACACCTGTAGAATCTATCCACGGTGACCAATTCGCGCTCATCAGGGCCTTTTCTAAGTCTTCGACTGACGTGTAGTCGGTCGTGGAACCGAGGCCGTTAGAGAGCCTTTGCTTCAGACAAGAATTAAAGTAACCCGGAAGGGCATTCTTGGTCTTTTGGATTAAATCATAGATTTGCTTGTTAAAATAGTTCATACCTGAAATTTTTTCCATGCACTAGGGTTTTGTTCGATTCTCGCGATAAGGTGACAAATAAATTCAGCCACTTCGTTATCGTGAGATGCCGGATAATTCAATATAACTGTTTTATCCGGATTCAACAGATGGATAAGCATATTGATAGCTTCCTTATCGGATATTGTCGGCCAAAGATGCTTATCATTATCATGCAGACTTTTGAATTTTGCCATGTATTCCTTGGCGAGAGCTTTGTTCTTTTTTCGCATAGTCCACCAGTCAAGGAACCAAAAACCCAAACCAAGTCCGAGACAGAAACAAATTCCGATTACCACGACTCTGAGTAAAAACTCTACAGAAAGTAACAACATTATTGGTTATCCTTATCTGCGTTCTTTTGCATTTCAACTTGGCTCTGGAACTGCGGGGACTTAGAAAGCATTTCTGCTTGCTTTGCAAGTTCGAGAAGATTTCCCATAAGAATATTCGAAATAATCTTTTCTTCAGCAGAGTCTGTATTATTATGAAGCAATTCAAGGCGTCGAGCCGTAGCTTTCAATTCATCGATAGCAATCATTTTTATCCTAACAAGTTAAGTTTTTCAATCAGTGCAAGGCGAGCTTTTTCACGGATTTCCTGAAGTTGTATTTCGTCAAGAATTTTCGGATTTTCATTCTTTTCGCTGATAGTCATACGTTCCATAGAACAGATATGCTTTCCGTTTTCAGAAACGTCGATAGCCGTATAGCCGGACTGTTTCGGCATATTCAAACGGATATTACAGTCAATAGATACTTCAATTTCGTACTTTACTGCGTCATCCTGATGATAGACATTCTTTACTTCCCTGATTTTTACAAGTCTGTAACCAGTATCACCTTCATAAGAATAACGGTCAGAGCCGTGGAGCTTTACCCACTTTCCTTCGTACTTATCCTTATACTTCTGGATAACCTTTTCGTAATATTCTTTGTTTTCGAGTTCTTTGAGCTTGGCGTTGCACTGGTCAAGCAAGGCACGAATCTGCTTAGCGTTCATACCGCTGACGTCGATGACTTTGAGATCAGTATTAATCTTATGCTTCATAGCGAGGACTTTGGTGTCCGTTGTTTTAATCTTATTCTTCATGCGCTAAATATAATAAAAAATACCCGTTTTGTAAACGGGTATTTTTTCGTCGGAGAGGCACGGCTCGAACGTGCGACCTGCGGGTTATAAGCCATTAATAGGAACAACCTGTGCCATGAGCGGGTAGTAAAGTACGCTGCTCTACCACTGAGCTACTCTCCAAAAGTAAACTTAAAAGTGTCCGATACGATTCACATATCTTTATCACGAACTACGACACGAAGCCCGGAGCGAACACGTTACAACTATTACGCTCATAGCCGGCCGCATTAACGCATCGGCGACGCCACACGCTCATATATAGTCATTTGCGCAAAACTATATACTTTTACGGTTGAAGACTCCGTATCGGCATGGATTCTTTTAAAAGTTGGCGGGAAGTAAAACCAATAAGAACAATGCATGTTAAAATAGGAACTTCCTGTGCCTAAAATCAAAGGGGCGCGACTCTAATGGCTCCAGCCCGAAATGAAACCCGTTTAGCTAATCCAGATTTCAAATGATGTTCGCCAAACATCTTCTCGCCAATTTTATAGCGGGAGTTGGATTCGAACCAACGACCTTTGGATTATGAGCCCAACGAGCTAAACCGGACTGCTCTATCCCGCGTCAAAACTAAAAATATGGTAAGTGGCCGACACTGTTCAAGACACGCATTCAATTCCTCGTGCACTAGGCAGAACTCTGGAATTTACTTAATGTCAGCCTTAAGGCACACTTACCGTACCTACAGTCTTTTCTTTTAAGTAGAAAGAAAATATATGTAAAAATAAACTCAGTTGCTTTAAAGTAGAAGAACATGAAATAACTCGGCTGCTTTGAAGTAGAAGAGCTTTGAAATAACTCAGTTCTTTGAAGTAGAAGAACCTGAAATAACTCAGTTTTTTATGGAAACTTTGAAAAACCGTTTTCAAACACACTGCCGGAATCCCGATTCTCCACCGGCCATGACGTCTATCAACTGCACATTCTATCGGTCGACTTCTTATAGGGTACAAACTCCGTCATCTAGCATTTTATTGATCGTCTAGCTATATCAAACTCACAAAATACTCTTCATGCCACGCTGCTACATGAATTCAGCGCTCACTAAACGTAGTATACATCGATTTCTCTATACAAGAGGTTTAGCTCAACGCGTTGTCAGGCCAGGGCACTTACGCATTCCCGAGTGTTATCCCAGCTCTTCAGTCTTAATGATGGTGCGTCCGTCAAAAAGCACACGCGCTTAAGTATATTATATATAAAAAATTTCGTATGCTTACAGGCGTCCTAATTGCAAGGACCGATTAAGGAGCACAACAGGTGGTTAACCCAGAGTTTCTCTCCGCTCACTCTTATTTCAAGTGGCCTCACGTGGCATATTTTAGTAGAGCCAATACTACACCTCTGCGACCATCATTCTGGTATTCATCTAGTTCGCAGAGACAGATTCCTCATCCCAGAGTTTTCCCCATCTGGGTTAGCCCGTTAGCATGAAATCAAGAATGATGCAACACGGGTTCTACTCACATACGAAATTCATCTCTCTCCAAAAATTTCAATCTTCCGAGACACTCGGTGGTAGTCTCAATCATTTACGTTATATAATATAGTAAATGTTTTTGCGTTTGTCAACCCCTTTTTATAAAAAATTTTTATTTATCCGGGCTTATTTTTCAATATCAATAATTTGTTGTGCAGCAATTTCAGGTTCTATACCAGCATTATAGCAAGAATCAATTTCTTTTTCATAACTTTCTGCATAAACATCATAATCAATCGATGTGCAATAGCCAAATCCTATACAGATTAAACCTTTAACTTTTTCAAAGTATACATCTCTATCCATTATTATATTCCGGGGGGTTTTATTTTTACCAATGTTTATACGGTTCTTCGTCAAATCTTGGTCGTCCATTAGATACTTCAATCCCATGTTCATCCAAGAGCTTCAAAAGATGCTTGGCAAAGCGTAACTGCGAATTCATAAAGGCATAATCTGCATTTGCCCTATGCTCACGAGTATACTTTTCCATCTGGGAAATAAACGTAGGATCCAATTCTTCGTAATAATCAATTTTCTTCGTAGCCATAATTTATTCCTTCGGCAAAGAATTTACCCACTGGTTAAAAGCGGCATAAGCCTGAGAATCTGCAAATACCTGCAAACTGTGCTTGAATTCATCACTATGCTTAACCGGAATATCTTCATTGAGCGTAGCGAGCGGCTTAACACGTTTACAATCAAGATTCTTGTTCAAACCGATTTCAATAGTCTTCTGACCCAAAAGCTTCGCAATTTCCATATTGGCACTATTATCAAAATCAAAAATAATACGAGTACCGGAATAGTGACCGCTGTCGATTCGCATTCCGTCAAACAAACCGTTTAAACCGAGACCACAATTACGACGTGTTCCGAAATTGGGTACTTGCTGACGGTAATATTCCATAACATCTTCAGATGTGATATGTTCTACTTGTTCGATTCGTACCATATTGTTATTCCTTTTTGTTTATATGCATAATATAGAAAAAGGGCTGACTTTCGTCAACCCTTTTTATCTCTCCCCTCCTGGATTCGAACCAGGGTTATTTCTGCTTGTAGGGCAGACGCCATTAACCTGCTAGGCGAAGGAGAGTTAAGGCGGGCAGTAGTTTTGCGATAATCCTAATTCATCTGTTAAATAGGAACTGCCGTTGCCTAAAATCTTTTTGACTATATCTTCATAGTCTCTTAATTGGCAGCCACTCTCGGACATTCAGGTGACCCATCAAGATCTTCAATTATCAGTCCTGATTTCTTACGCTTAGAGTAAGAACTCTACTATTTGGTGCCTTCCGACATATAGCGTAAATCAACATAACGTATATAGCTATATGAAACTCGTTTCCTAGCGATCTTGCTAAACTTTTAGTAGCGGGGGTCGGACTCGAACCGACGACTTCAAGGTTATGAGCCTTGCTTGCTAGCCACTGCATCACCCCGCGTCAATAAAACTCGAATGTACTGTTACTGGAGGTCTCTGATTATACCAGCTCTTCCCGCAGCTGACATCCCGTTGCTGCACCCGGCTTAGCATTATAAAGAGTCTGCAGCTTCTAAATAACGCCTAACAGTATATTATTTATAGCGCTGGAAGAGAGAATCGAACTCCCAACTGCCTGATTACAAATCAGGTCTTCTACCTATTGAAGTATTCCAGCAAAAGGTGTAATTGTGCTTGTCAAGCTTGGTTCGATCTAGTTATCTGCAAGTAATCCCAATCGGGTGCTTTACATTAACCTGCAACCATCATGTCCCTTCGCTCCAATTACAAGAGCGTTACGTTATTAAAGCTTACGCCACGGGTAACGAACCCCCTGCACTCATATTTATGGATTGCTCCACGCGTTGTGTTGGAACCCACGCTTCCGTTTTGACACCAGTGGAATATTCCTGGGGTTTTACTTTCGGTTAAAGCAAGTAAGTAACTTTGAGGATCACAATGCAATCGACCCACAGGTTGTATCGGCGTACCTGGATTCGAACCAGGGAAACCTCTTGATCCCAAATCAAGCGCTCTACCAGACTGAGCTACACACCGCAAGTTTTTAAGGTGGTTCCACCACCAGCTGACTACAGCTATAACGTTTTAGCTGTCCTTCCTGGACTCAAACCAGGGACCAAGTGATTAACAGTCACCGACTCTACCTACTGAGCTAAAGGACAATGTTTTAATCATTCATTTACGTCGTATAATATAGTAAATTATGCTCCGTTTGTAAACCCCTTTAATTAAAAAAATTTTTAATCAACTGAGTTTTTCTTTAATACTTTCCCAAGTTAAATTGTTTTTATCCAATATGATTATTCGTATTCCATTCTGTTGTTGTACAATCGCAATCTTTTCAACATCAGTAATACCAAATTTTTTAGTTTTATTATTTATTAAATAATCATTTTTTGGATCTAGATATACATCATATTCAGGAAGGTAAAAATCAGGATAATAACGATGTTTTATACCTTTAGTATCTTCCCAAATAAAATATGTAGGTCTTTCCCATTTTACTTGGTTTTCATCAAGCGTTTTTGCTACCTCAAATTCATATGTAGAATCAAGACTTGTTCCTTTATATTCTATAGTTTTTGAAGTATGCCAACCACCTAAATGACGTTCAAATGCAATTTCTCTCAGTTTTTGTTTATGCTCTTCAGATTGCGGATGACTAAAAATTCGTTTTCCTTCATCAGTTCCTTTATAACGCTCTGAAAATGTTTCACCTTGTTTCCTTACGCGTTCATCACTATCTTTAGTTAATCCTTTATTCCAAGCATAACTACCCGGAGCTAATTTTCTTTTACCATTTTCATCTATAATATATTTTTGACTAGTTTTAATAGTATTTAAATCACATTCCTTTTTATGTTCATTTAAAAGACGTCTAGTCCTAAATATATTTTGACAAAATGGGCAAATCCAATTATTATATGCATTTGCTTGTTCTCTAACAACTTTATATCTACAATTTTTCATATTGTATTTATATGAGTTGGTAGAGCAGTTGTTTATTTTTTACGCTTCCACCTGGACTCGAACCAAGAAATCCGGACTACTAAACCGGCATTTTACCATTGAATTATAGAAGCTAAAAATTTGGCGGGCCGTAAAACCTTTTGATTACCAATCAACTGCTCATCTGAGCTAAATAGGAACGACCTATGCCATTATCAGGGTAGCAGGATTCGAACCTGCGATGTCACGAGGACGCTAGCTCCCGAAGCTAGTGGCAAACCAACCTGCCGCTACCCTGTTTTAATTTGTTCGTCAGAGTGGCTGGGCTCGAACCAGCGACCCCTCGCATCCTAGGCGAGCTCTCTACCAACTGAGTTACACTCTGTTATTCAAACACATTTACCAAATTTTTATTTGGTAAAAAATGCTTACGTTTTTGTTCATCATGTTTACTATAGATTGGAATATATTTTTTAAACTTATTATGTAAAGCAATTTTAGATATTCCAAGTTCAATAGCCATATCTTCTAGTTTGTTATAATTACCAGAATGATATTTATTCCATAACTTTTCAGCCAATATTTTTCCATTATCATGAAGTAATTTTATCCAAGCAGCTTTATTTATTGTTATACTATACTTACCAGATTTTTTTACTTTAATAATACTAGTTTCTCCATGAAAAAGATTTCGACCTTCAATCCAAAATGGTTCTAGTGGTTTTTCTTTAAACTTTTTAGATTCTCCAGTATTACGATTTGTATACCATTTAGTTCCAAATTGTGAATTTCTTTTTCCTGATTGGCTTATACTTGTTAATTTACTTATTGCCGTAGAAAATTCAATTCTTAATTTTTCATAAACACGCGAATTAATATATCGTTTATGATTTTCATTAATACCTTGCATTCTCCATAATGCACATAACATTTTATTTCTTTCAATAGTTCCTTTCTCATACATTTTAACAAGTAACCAATGACAGATAAAATGTTCTCTAGCAGTTAACTTAACAAGATTTTCTTTTTCGTTAGTTCCTCCTAATGATTTAGGTTGAATATGATGTTTTTCAAAATAACCTAAACTTCGCTTCCCATTTTCATTCTCCGTTTTTGCTTTTTCAATTATTTTATAATATATGTTTTTGTAATTCATATATTATATATAATTTTTCATTTCCCGAACTTGCAGAATACAAGTTAACAGTTAACTGATAGGGTTGGATTCGAACCAACGGCGGGCTTTCGCCAACGGCTTAACAGGCCGCCCCCTGCTACCACTCGGGTACCTACCAATAATTTAGCTGACTACAACGGACTCGAACCAATATCTCTTCTCTATGCATCGAGAAGCGCTCTGACCAAAAAATTGAGCTAGTAGCCAAAAATAAAAAATCCTGTAAGTTTTTATATCTTACAGGATTCGTTTAAATTCTCGTTTTATTCGATGAACCAAAAACTAATCCTGTAGTACCTCAGGGTTATTCGGATTGACGGTATTTGTGTTCATCGTGAAAGTCATTTTGTTTTCTCTCTTTTAATATTATATATAAAAATTTTTTTGTTGTTTTTGCTTTTTGTTTTAACGTTGTTAAATATAGTAAAGTTTTTTCCTTTTGTAAACCCCTAAAAAGATTTTTTTTTAAAGGTCAGGTTGTCTTTCTGCTTCTTCTGCCATTTTCTCAAGTTTGTTATTCAGCAGGCCGAATACAAGACCCAATACGCCGCCGATAAAATGTGCACCATGGCCGATACCATCGTTGGCATTGATATTGGAAAGTTCAGGAATGAGCTTCAAGAGAATAAGCACGATACAAGTAAACGAGATTCCAGTATTTTCCTTACAGAAACAGTGAAGCAGGATAAACATAAAACAAATATCCGACATACCGATTCCTGCAACGTTACGTAACGAACCAACGTAACTTGTTGCCAGGGTGGTCAAGATAATCATAATTACAGTTCTGATAATTCCGTAACGACGTTCGATTACCGGACCAAGCAAGGCGATAATGAAAATATTTGACATCCAATGACTGGAAATATCAGCATGGACGAGGGTTGTAGTAATCCAAGTCCAGCTAAAATTTGAGGTCATTGTACATGCAGACTTCAATGCCGGAACAGCCGTAATGATAAAGCTACTGATAATGAGGACTGCAGTGATAATTTCATTCTTGAAGAAGTTACTAATTTTCATGACCTATAATATAGTAAAATAGGCCCAATTAGTAAATACTTTTTATTTAGTCTTACTTCCAAAAACAGTAAAGACACTGATGTTTACATCTGGCCGGCTTTACATTAAGAATCTGTTTCTTGGCCAGACACATACAATCACCTCGTTGCTTATTTTCTGGTTGACCATATTCTGAAATATCTACGCCAAGTATAGTCAGGTCAGCATAACTTGCGCAACCGATTTGTGTAACCAGGTTTGTACTGAACTTCTGTTCGGCACAGGATTCAAAAACAAATATGTCTTTGAAATTAGAAAGAGTATCTTCCACTTTCTGGAAATATTCATTAGACGCAGTGAACGTATTCCAAGGAACTGTAATAGTAGAATTCTTAGAAATACGTTCCTTTACATGGTTATACATATCAATCATGGAAATACGGCAACGGACCTTTTTCTTTATACTGACTAGATATGATTTCCACAGATTCAATACATTTACAGTATTATTTAAGATGTCGTCATTGAACGGCATGATAGGATCTACTCTGAGAACATAATGAGAAATCGGAAAACCGCGTTCGATTAATTTCTTAAACTGTTCAAATTCATGTTCAGTAGATTTAACGTTTGGTTCAAGAACAGAATTTCCTTGTCCTGTAACAGTATGATGAAAAATTACCCTATCTTGGACGATGAGTAACTTTTCAATCATTTCATCGGAAAGTTCTTTAGAAATAATGATATTTGCTTCTAAGAGTTTTACTTCCCAATCAGAAACAAAACATGGGTCAAACGTTTCTGTTATTCCGATTTGTTTCATTTTAATCCTTATAAAGCTGGTATTTCTTACTAAGTTTATGGCTGATTTCATCCGACAACGGTTTAAACCAGATTCCTACGCGACAACGACCAACACCGTTTTCATCAGTAAATTCCGGAGTAAGTTCAGTCTTACATACATCGTCGATAAAACCATAATCAGTACCTTCAACAAGACCGAGTTCTTTAGCAATATCAACAACCTTCATCAAATGATTAAGGTTCTTTGCTTCACAAATAGTCTTCGTGAAGATACCGTTAATATAATCTGACATTATATCATTGTCGATAACTATCGATACCAAAGTACCGGGACCGTCATTAAATGGTCTGTTTCCAGATTTGATAAGATTCATCCAGTAACATTCTGCACAATGCCCTATCATGGCGGCCAGTTTACCACCTGTAAGATGTAAATCTTTTCGAATAATAAATAAACGTCTCATATTAAAACCACTTTACTTCACATAGTTTTGTGAAATTATCTTTTTAGTTGTTGAATATTGGAATACTTTGATTTGACTTGGGTCATGTTTGTTATAAAACCTACAAGTGCTGCCAACGCCAAAAACAGTTTCTTCTTCCCAGTCTGCCGTAGGTAACAATGTACAGCGATTACCGCTATATTTAGGGCAAATCTGGTACATATCATACTTACTATCTTCATCAATCTTATAGTTGATATAATATGCGAGACCACCGTTCAATACGGCAATACCCAGAATTATAATATATATCGAACTATAATGACGAAAATGATCGCCAATAATATAAAACATATTTTTAAAACTATAACTCATAGCCAATCCTTTATAGCGTTAAGAAACTTGATAAGTTCAGGCATAGAATAATATCTATCTTCGACATTCCCAATACAATAGGTATCAACACCGTTATCATATTGTTCGTTAATATTCCATGTATATTCAAACGGATGGTCTTCATGAACAAATACAGAAATATCATAACCGTGTCCGAAATCAAGCTTTACGGCATTTGAATATACCTGAGAAATCTTTGTAGGAAACTCAAGTTCCAAACGTTTCTTAAGAGTATCGACATTTGGTTTCAGTCGTTCTCTTTCAGCCTGAAGCTCTTTACCGTATTCCTCGATAACTTCATCCATACGGCGCTTTTCTTCTTCTGTTAATAATATTTCTTGCATTTGATTACCTTTTCAGTTGTTTAGGATCCTTCTTATCGAAATATTCCCAAATTTCGATATTAGATAGTTTTCGCTTAGTCTTGACATTTGTCTTATGCAACCACATAAAACAACGCAAGCGATTCAACTGGTGTTTTAACAGTTCAATTTCTTTATCTTTTTCATCCATTAGAATGCAGCCTTGAAATTATAAACCGGCTTGATAATCTTTTCGATAGAACAAGTAGGTTCAATATTCAACATGATTTCTTCCATCGGCTTATAGGCCATAGGAGACTCATCGATAGTCGCAGAAGAAACACAAGAGGTAAAGATTCCCTTCATTGCTTCCTTATAATCCTTCATGGAAATAGAATTCTTGGCATCTGCACGAGTCATCAAACGACCGGCACCATGAGGAGCAGAATAGTTCCATTCCGGATTTCCCTTACCGACGCAAATCAAAGAACCATCACGCATATTCATCGGAATAATGACACGTTCGCCTTCCTGTGCAGAAATAGAACCCTTACGGAGAATCATATTCTTGAGGTCGATATAGTTATGGATAGTTTCAAATTTTTCTACAACCTTGAATCCCATTTCCTTGACGATAACATCAAGCATGGCTGCACGGTTCATAACTGCAAACTGCTGGACAATTTCCATATCATGCAGATAACCTTCCATGTGCTCACCAGTCAAATAAGACAAATTCTTAGGAACGGAGAAATGGTCATAATCCTTCATGAGTTCCTTAATTTCTGCATCAGTCTTTCCTTGATTCTTATACTTAGCAATTTCGGCACCACGAATGGCTGTCAAATCAGCACAATCCTTGATTGCGATATTCTGCCAGTATTCACAAGTAGCTACGCCCAAATGGCGTGAACCGGAATGGATAACAACATAGAAAGCACCATCGTCGTCCTTATCTACTTCAATGAAATGGTTGCCTCCGCCGAGTGAACCTATAGATAAAAGCTCTTCACGGCGAACATCTGCAATAAGCTGTTCAAACTTTTCATCGAATTCATTACCGAAACGGTGACGGTTAGTACGATGTTCCTTACCGGACGGAATCTTTTCCTTGATAACCTTATCGAGCTTACCAAATTCGATAAACTTATCCTTGAGCTTTGCAACCAACATTCCGCAACCAATATCGACTCCAACAAGATTAGGAACAACCTTATCCTTGATAGTCATAGTGGTTCCGACAGTACAATCCTTACCCGCATGCACGTCAGGCATGATAGCGACATTAACATCCCTTGCCCAACATTGACACATCATATTCAAAATCTGTGAATATGCAGCATTATCGATGTTATCGGTAAAAACCTTAGCTGTATTATATTTTCCCTGTATATCTAACATAAAAATTCCTTAAACTGGTGTGTCGTCATTAACAACTTTCTGAACTTTACCATGGAATGTACCAGGTGTAATATATTCAGATACAACGACATCCGTAATGAGTTCATTATCAAATAAAAGCTGAATTTTTTCTTGAGTTACATCTTCAACAGTTTTTCCAAGAAAAAAATCAGGCATTTCTTTCATAGTTCTTTCAGAAACAAGCTTAAACTTCAAATGTTCCTTCAGAGCTACTTTCAATTCATCATTCTGCATATTTTTCCTCTATCTTGTCACTTTCGGTAAAAATGTCCAGAAAGCTACAGAATCCCACGGTTCATGGTCAGAATCCTTATCATAACAGGTATCTTCTACCCAAGTCCAGTCAAAATGACCATCGTCATAATAGGCTCTACCTACTGCACGTAAATCATAGCTTCCGTCTTTATAAAGAACCCATAACATCTTACCCAACATATAGTCATGCGGTTCCTTATCTAAACTATACCAAGTCTGTCCAGGAGTATGAACAAACTTGGTATTTTCAGGTAAACTTTCTAATAATTTCTTATTGTCTTCAACGTAAGACATAATTCGTTATATTCCTAACAACCATACCGTCATTGCATTTAAAGTTAGTTACATTGGTTACACCGACAGTAACTACTTCATGCTTTCCGATACAGACATGTTTAAACACTCCATTCGTAAAAATATCGAGACGTTCCTTGCCCATATCGGATTCCAAAAGTCCCTGTGGATGAACATCACATCCATTTAAGGAATAACCAATAACCACAAAAACAACACTGACTAAAACGATTTCGCCCAAAATTCTTAAAAACTTCTTCATCGTTAAGCCTTCTTAATCATTTCAAAAATATCTTCACACTTCTTGTTTTCCGCATCACGTGCTGCTTCAGCGTCAAGGCGTGCCTCGTTTTTTTCAAGCCAGTTCATATACGGTTCAACAACACGAATCGTATCATATTCATATTTTGCACCTTCATCCAGCTTAAACTGCTTAAGCACATAGTTCTTATATTCAGGCAAATACTTTAACGGACACTTAGCTTCAAGGAATTCAAAATAATCCTTAATTTCATTGGTCTTAATGCAATTACCAAAAACATAGTTAGTTTCACCGCGCTGTGTTGCAAGAGTCGGGTTAAATACAAAATCCTTATTCTTTCTATAGATTTCAATACAACGCTTGATTGAAGCTTCTGCCTTTTCAGTAATGCCGTTAATAATAGCAAGAGCACATTCCTTACCGTGATCAGTAAGCTTGTCGTCAATAAAAACCGTACCCGTAGTATTAAGCCAATGGAAATCAGCCATCGGACGACCGACAATGAACTCACTAGTCTTATAATCCGGCTTATCCGCATCTACAGACTTAAACGTAAGTTCGTTCAATTCTTCAAAAATATCAGTACCCTTAATACGGACACATTCATTTTCTACGTCGTAATAGAAATTTTCCTTACGTTTCATATCTTCATTGAGAGATTCGAAAGTATGAAGATTGTAAATTTTCTTTTTGAAGAAGTTAAACATGTGTTGTTCCTTTTGGTTATGTCCATAATATAGAAAAAAGGGTGACTATTGTCAACCCTTTTTCTCAAAGACACTTATGATTTCTTTATGAACAATATCAGATTCTACATTCAACCATGCCTTTACTTCGTTCAATACATTCATGATTTCTTCAGAACGTTCGCCGAACTTATCTTTAACCATGGCATTATTAAAGTTCAAATAAGAAACAAGAGTATTTATGTAACCATTTATATTTTCAAACTGGCTAGGTACTCCCCAGCGATTTTTTCGTTTTTCTACCATAAATTACCTAATCTTCGTCAATTAAATCTGTATACTTATCGGCCAAAGAATTGGGATCTTTAATTTCATCTTCTTCCTGTAAAACGACCTTGAACTTGGAAGCAACTGGGTCATAGCCAAACTTTCGCTTGACTAACGATAACAAATGCTTTGCATAATGCATATTAGGAACTAGTATATCCTTTTCATCGTAAATACTGCCTACAGATTCCAATGCAATCACAGTAAAGTCATATTTTTTAGCCAGTTCTTCAGCATTATAATATACGCTTTTCCAATCCGGTTTAATCAGACCAAAGAATGACGGATCCTTCTTGTACTGTACAACATAATACGGTTCCTTTCCATGATGCATGTTTTTAAACCTGAAATCATCGTCATACTTGGAAAGATAATCTACAGAAATAATCCTAAATTTCATTCTAGTTTCCTTCGAACTTTTGCTTCAGCTTAAGAAACAAATTATATTCTTTTTCAGCATCAGCTTTAGCTAACGCTTCTTCTTCTTGACGTTCACGCTCTTCTTCTTCGCGACGCTTCTGCTCCCAATATCCCTTATGCCACTTTTGGAATTCCTTAGTAGCTTCTTCAGTATTACCGTCAAGATACTTCAGGATAATAGAAGTAGGAACAGGAAAACAATAATCTTCTCCTTCTCCCATGATTACTTCTTCCACACAAAGTTCGGTTGTATTTTCGCCGTATTTCATGCTATTAAAATACCAACCGCCTCGGCAATCAGCAAAAAATGAATGTACCATTTGGCGCAATTCATTTTCGACGACATTAACTCTAGCTTGGGCTTTGTTAGCTTCTTGAAGTGCTTCGTTATATTCATGAAGTTTTTCTTGACCGGTCATATTAACTCCTAAAACGGATTTTTTGCATTAAGAACAGTATCTTGAATATCAGCTACAAGAGCATCAAAACCAGAATATTCCTTCTGAATCTTCGGAAGCAACTGGTTATACGTGATTTTTCCACTGAAAATATCCTTAATCTTCAGATACCAGATAACCTTGAAGCTCTTATCCGGTAAACGAACGCGAATCTTCAAGTCATCACGCGTCGTTTCATCCTTTTCCATATGTTCACAGATTTCGACAGTGGAATACTTCGCGAGTTCATCCTTAATAGTATTGAATTCAGTATCTGTAAATGCTACATCCTGAGATTCCGGCGTAAAGAGTTCAGTACGGTGCATAATACAATATGCATCCATATCAAGGTCCGGTTTCTTAGCTCGAAGCGCCTGCAAGCGGTTCCATTCACGCGTATTGACCTGTTCAGGATGAGCGTTTACTGCATCGACGATATTCTGATAAAGTTTGTCCCAATGTGCCTGACGTTCTGCTGAAGCCATAGTTTTTCCTTTTGTTAAAGTTTTTCTATAATATAATAAAAAGGTTGACATTCGTCAACCCTTTTTAGTGGACCCGACGAGATTCGAACTCGCGACCCATCGCTTAAAAGGCGATTGCTCTACGATGTTGCCATCTAACCAACTGAGCTACAGATCCATATAATTGAGGCGGCTGGATTTGAACCAGCGATGTGTCATTAACCGTACAGGATTCAAAGTCCCGCGCCTTCACCGGACTAGGCAACGCCTCAATAATTTAGTACCCGAGGTGAGACTCGAACTCACAGGTGCGGATTAGAAGTCCGCTCGTTTGATCCTATTAACGGACCCGGGCAAAATATCGGCATACAAGGAGTCGAACCTTCCCGGACCGCCCTGGTGTTTGCTACGGGCCGGTTTATAAGACCGGTCCAAGGGAGTATGCCAATGTAGTTTGTTTAAAGTGAGTAGCTCTCTCACTGTTCGTGGACCTATCCAGACTCGAACTGGAATCCGAAGATTAAAAGTCTCCTCGTCTACCTATTGACATATAGATCCAAAGTAATTGGGGCAGAGAGATTCGAACTCCCGAATAACGATTTCAGAGACCGTTGCCTTAAACCAGACTTGGCGATACCCCAGTATATAAAAAACAGTTCCTGTATTGCTACAGGAACCGTCTAATCAGATAAAGTGAAACTTATCGTCTATTCGCTACCCATAGCAAAACACACAGCAACTTGCTGTTTTCTTATCTGTTTTACTTGTTTAACGAACCTTAACATTTTTCTGTTATCCTTTTGATATTATATATAGTTTTTATTTTTTAATTTTCGCTATATAATATAGCAAAAACTTTTTCTTTTGTAAACCCCTAAAAGGAAAATTTTTTAGTGGTTATCGTTATCAATGATAATCTTGGATTCAGGACAGAATACAAAATTAAACAAAGCTTCCGGGTCACGAATGAATGCGCCAAGCATTGTTGCACGATAAACGCTCTGATGGTCAATATAACCTGAAATACCTTCAGTTGTTTCAGGAAGAACCAATGTAACCTGCTTGGAAGCAAAATATTCGATAACCTTATCTTTTTCAGTTTCATAACAGTCTGAAAGACCGCCATCCATACTGACAGCTACAAGCCAGTAATCCAACAATTCAGCAGGGGTTTCCAATACCTCATAACCCCAGTCATAGTTTCCGGAACCTTCTACTTTGATAGTGCAAGGTTCTACATGAAGGTTCGCGTATGCGCTCGCACACGGGTAACAAATTTCATGCTGAGACGAACTATTTGTTTCAAACACACCAACTCTAAGAGTTTTCATCTTTTCCTCACTTTAAATTACATAGATTGAATAAACTTCGTTTAGGTCTATATTTTCATACTTAGTTGAAAGTTCACTGTCTGGAATAATATCGAACCTTTTATGCCCGTCTTTAAATTCGACTTGAACAACGGAATATGGAGTAAATTCATGTTTCTTATCTTTAACAATATCGTAAAGAACATTTAATGACGCCAACCATTCACCGTAGTTTTTATAATGCGCACGATAAACGGTATTTAACGGAGTTTCTTCACGTTGCCAAATCTTTGAATCATCAAATCGTTTTTCAATTTCCTTATCCAAATCATAAAACATAATATACATATTTTTGGAGGCGCCAATATGACCTCCACATGAAAATTTTGTTTTACAACCGTTATCGTTAAGAACCATCAGCGGGTATGCAATGGCCTCGTCGATAACATTAAAACCTGCTTCGGCCAGCTGAGTTAAAAGCTTCATACGGTCAGAAGCACGGCAACTCAAGTATCGTCTTTTCTTGAAATCCACAAAAGTCTGGATTTCTGCAGTTGCATAATGAATTTCACTATCGGTCATATTTTTATCCCAATTTATCGAGCATATCGACAAGTTCAACGTTTTTTATTTTAGCCATTACACGCTCAGGTACTCTTTCATTTTCAAAAATATAAGCAAGATTTACACAGGGCTTTCCTAGGACACACAAATATAGGTCGTTCATTACGGACTTATTATAATATGTCCAAGTTTGATACCACGAATCATTTATTTTTTCTTTTCCATATACGGATAGGTATTTTTTACCGTTATAGTCTTCAAGGGTATGTATACTAAGATTGGTGTCTCCCCAATACGGATAATAAACCCTATATTCATTATTTTTAAGAAAATAGGCTACATAAACGTTTTTGCTATAATTCCAACCAATCATTTTAAATTACTTTCAATCTGTAAAAGTGTTTTAATATTACTGAGTTTATAATATGCCTTTTCACAAAGTTCTTTATTGTAATTAAACAAGTCTTCAAAATGCAAATACTTCTTTCCTTCTATCGAAAGAAATAACGACCTGCTGAAATCTGTATTTTCAAATACAGTCCAATGCTCGTATGACCTATCATCTATATTTTTTAGGCCACTTATTGCCCAAGACCCGGCATGAAAATTACGTGACATTGCATTAAATAATTTTTCAAAATTATCCAACAGTGGATAACAAACACGAAATAACTCTTTTCCGCGTTTATCTTCTAAACCAAAATATACGTCTTTAGTAACTAAAACTAGCATTTTTTAATAGACAGTTTAAAAAGTTCTCTGATATTTTCATCGCCATTAAACGACCACCGCTTATCCATAGGTGCGGTAGAACTTCTGGCTACTTGCATATTCGGTACGTCGATATACATGGTAGAACAGGTAATATTATACATGTCGTCCATCGTATCATCGTCATGACCCTGGAATAGCGTATTCCATGTTGCCTGGTTAGTCCGTACGGCCTTTTGCGGATTAACCTGATAAATACCTAGGTCATCAAAAGAAATGGTCTGTGCCTTGAATGTGAGCAAATGGAGCACATCCTTTAGCCAGTTGATATTCCGTTCAATCTTCTCGTAATTCTTAAACTTATGTTCATGTCCACGACGAAGATCCTTATAACCGAGGAACAGAATCTTTCTGTTCTTGATTACGTCTACATCCTTTTCTTCAAAAATACCGGCAATGAACTGAAGAACGACATTATTACCCAAAGTATCAAGAAATTCAAAATCTTCTTTTTTACTGGAATCGGTTACAGAAACACCGATACCGTTTACAAGATTTTCAGATACAATCTTCATGAGAGTATCTTTAAACGGTTTCAAATGCTGCTGGTTAACCGTAATGTTTGTAATGATTCCTTGTTTCTTCAAAAGCTCGAGGAACCAAATCAAGTCAGGATGTTCGAAAATATTTCCGCCGCCGATAGCGACTTCGGTACCAGGCTGTAAGGTTTTAATCATCGGTTCAATTCTTTTCAAATCACCATGTTTTCCGTTAATCGTCGAACCTTCATGGCAATATTTACAACCGCCATTACATACATCCGTAATTTTAATATCAAAATTCTCACAGAACTCATAAGTCATATGGTCTGTATCGACATCTACCCAACGGTTAACTCTTTTACCGTCAGAATTCATTTCATTGATATAATAACCAGTTTCTTTTAACTTTGAACCATCTTCATAAAGAATAGTTCTATGATTACCATTTACATACTGGCCTAAAATCTTTTTGCCCTTGGTAAATAGTTCAATAACTTCATCCTGCTTCATAAACCTAAATATAGTAAAAATAAAACGGGCTGTAAACCCGTTTTATTAAACCAAGCGTCCGCACTTATCGAACAGTTCAGGATGTTTATCCTTAACCCGTTCATATTCGTTCATAAGCTGAACATAATGACGTGACGCGTCGTCCAGATAAACCATCTTCTGGTCAAGTTCGTCCTTTATAGCCTTCATCGGAATTGCTTCAAACGGAAGGAAAACAAAAGACGGACTAATATAATCCGGATGCTGTGCCTTAACAGTCGAAAGCTTTTCAAACTGTTCATTATAATGTTCACGTAATGTATTCAAACGATTATTGGCTGTTTCAAGATTAGCCTTTTTACGTTCCATACTTTCAGTTAATGTTTCTACCATATTTTCCTCACAAATTTTTATCTATGACTTTTTCTAAATATTTATTATAACAGATGACCTCATGTTTGACTAAATCTTTTGCTTTCAATTCGTCCAACAATACCTGGGCCTTTTTCATGCTGAGAATGTTCCCGCTTTCAAATACTTCAACCGGAATACCGTTATATAATGTAGTTAATGTAAAATTCAAAAATACTACATTACTGTTAAACTTGAGCGCGAACTTCAGTCTATCGCATATATCCGGATATTTATTACAATAACTCCAAGTAAAATATTCGATAAGGTCGTTACCTATGACGTTTAGTTTTCCGTCATGGATATTAAACCAATTAGCTACGGCAAAACCACCGCCGATTACAGTACCAATGGCAAGTAGTATCGCAATAGTTCTAATAACATCATTTTCTGACTTACTGGCTATTGTAATCAAAACTGCACTAGATACCAGAGCAATACCGAATACTCCGCAGATAAAATACCAAAGGCCAGCTTTACTTGGTTTCAACCATTCAATGTTCTTCATATTAAATATTCTGTAAAATTTCGTTAGTATACTGTTCGCTTGCAAACTTACAATAATCAAAAGCATCTACATTGGTAAGTCTTTTTCTGGCTTTCCTAATTTGATAAACCGTACAGATTCGAGCGGTCTCAGTATCAAAATATAGATATTCTTTCAATTTATCATCGTTCGGCTTATATAAAACCTTTATCTGGAAATTAAATGAACGAGAAAACCATTTTGAACATTTATAACGTTTGTCGACATATACTGAACAGTTTTCAGGAAGATCATTATCCTTCATACTAACAAATAAATCATTCAGCTGATCGGCCAATTTTTCTAACATACGGTCATGTAAAGATGTTAAAACCATCGGAATTAAAACAGACAGCTGAATTGTTAGCGTTAGTAATTTAGTTACGAGTTCAAAAATTTCTACACCGCTCATTAAGGATTATCCTCCGCATATTCTTCAGCAGTGTTATAATGTTTCCAGTATGTGATATGGTGCTTTCCAGACCATGTACCCTTACAGATAACGTTATCCTTAAGCTTTGCAAGGATCTTTTCGAGATTTTCCTTTTCATCTACTTCAATCTTTGCAATATCCCAGCGAGGAAATTCTTTCCATTTACGCCAGTCAAAGCTATCCCATGGATTTTCGGAAGTTTTTTCAGCCTTCGTAGATACATCGGACGTATGTTTAAGTTCTGCTTCTACAATCTTCATACACTAAATATAATAAAAACTAGGCACTTTGTCAATGCCTAGTTTTATTTAATATGTTATTTCAGAAATTACTTGCTACGAATGGTGAATTCGAACGGCTTTTCCTCTTCAGTCTTCTGAATTGCCGGAATCGTAATGGTCAAAAGACCGTTTTCGATAACAGCGTCGAGCTTGTCGAGGTCGACCGTGTTAGGAATCTTCCATGCGCCATGCTTAGTAATCTTAATCTTTTTGATTTCGACTAGACGCTTGCTGGCTTTTTCCTCTTCAGCCTTCTTTTCATCTTCTGTCTGTTCGTCTTCCTGAAGGTCGAAAATCAAGTAATTGACTCCATCCTTGACCTGCTTTGTAAGCTTTACGTTCTTTTCGGTCTTGCCAGGAATTGCCAACCTGATAATATTCGTACCGTCTTCTTCGACAATCATATCTACCGGAAGAGTAATCTTCTTCATGGTTTCTTCGACAGGATTATATCCCTGCATTGTCAAGAATGGTGTGAAAAGAGAATCAAATACGTTAAATAATTCGTTCATTTTATTTATCCTTTGGGACCGGTTTCCGTGTCCCTGTTCGCTTCCATTGTTATACCGAATTCCGAACTTTCGTGAATCCGGTTTCGGCCGTCGAAGCATAACGGCCAAAACTTCTCGTATTCGCTTTATTTATAATTTTATTTCGACGGTTCTTGCATTACCGCACCGGTATGGACATTGATGTCCCAATACTGCATGGCGTTACGGAACCATTCTACCTGTTCCAAAGAAATCGGAGCATAACGGTGATAGTCGATACCAAGGTCAAAACCGTTAGTCTTTGCAAAGTTTCTGCCATGGATATGTCCGAACAACGTAATATACTTATCCTTTCCGAATTTCTTATCTGCTTCTACAACATAAGGGTTGATAGGCTCATGTACGCAGAGATAGTTCTTCTTATTCGCAGTAAATGTGTAGTAATCTACGAATTCGACATTTTCGATACCCTTGGCGAGCTTCTTATACTTGTCGTAATCCCTACGTTCGTAGTTACCGCAAACCCAGATAAGCTTCTTGAAATTCAAGTTATTGATAATTTCCTTACAACGTTCGAATTCGCCGAAATCACCGCAATGAACAACCGTGTCCTGCATGGTTACGTTCTTATTCCAGTTAGAAATCATCTCAAGATCCATTTCGTCTACGTTGACAAACGGACGTCTGGAATAATTAAGAGTACGTTCCTGGCTGAAATGAGTATCGGATGTAAAATACATCGTACCCTTACGCTTGGTGGCGTCAACCGCATTCTTCAAGGTCTTATAAAGAGTAGATTCGTATTTCTTTCCATTTTCCTTGAGACGGACAGCAATATATTCGTTATGTTCCGCATTTTTCGGCCAGCCAAAGAAAGTATTTGGTTTCTTAAACCATTCGCCAAATTCAATATTGGTAGTACGAGCAGGATGTTCCTTGCTTCTAGGAATCCAGAATACAATAGCGGTAGCCGTAGACATAGCCGTATGTTCCCACCAGGTTTGCTGACCTAGAGCATCAGTACCGATAATCTTCTGATAATTTTCATTAGTCGGAGTCAATACAGTTCCGGTAAATCCAATCTTTTCAAGAAGGTCGAAGGCTTCATATCGCCAGTCGTCGGAATAATCCTTACGAGGGCATGGTCCAGCAAGAAAAATAGAATTCTTGCATTTTTCAATTTTGTTAAATTCACCCTTGGTATTACAAGGCTTGATAATTTTGAAGTGGTAGTTATTTTTCTTTTCATTAATCATAAAGCTAGGTACTTTATTGTTTAGGTATTCATGTATTGTTTCTTTCATACTGTATTTATTTTATGTTATTACTATCTTTTGGATAATGTTGAACGGAGAGATCTAGCCTAGCAGGAATCACTAGACTAAACACAGCTACTCTACTTTTGGCATAAAGTTTCGCGTGTCAATCTGGGGGACTTATGAACACTCTTACTGGTCGGTCATCCTGTACTCAGGCTACATAGTGTTCAGCCATGGCGGCAAGTGTATAGTTTGCTAAGCTATACTCGATAATCGAATCGCCTTTAACGTATACTTCCGATTTCAAAGTATACAGCGGCTTAGCCTCTACCGATAATACCATTGGATTGGATTTCGTTCCGAGGACTAAGGCTCGAATGTCAGGTTAAATATAGTAAAAAAGAAAAAGCACCTATTTTCATAGGTGCTTTAAAATTTGGATTTTCTTTTCTTTACGGTACGTAAAGGATTGTAGGGTTGTCATGGTGTATATCCATTTGTTTCATCCAGATACCCTTGCTGAGACAGTGTTGGTGCCAAAGCTGTTTGAAATCGTCAAAGTCTAACTTACTGACATGGATAATAGTCTTATTCTTGTCGATAACATCAACTGTAACGTCATTACAAACACCTTTAGCGAGATTTGCAAAATCATCAGCATGCTTCAAATACATACCTGTAAGGCTAAAGTGATACATAGGATCAGGGTCCGCATTTTCTTTCTTTACTTGCGGAAGCGGAGCAGTAATCTTGTTTTCAAGAACATAAGTCTGCCACGACCTGCCGAAAGCGGCTAAGTTAAACGGACGAACGATAATATGCTTACCAGATTTTGTCGGAAGCGTAAAGAAGTTTTTCTCGATATGATGCTTCTTAGCTTCTTCGAAAGTAATAGCCGAAAGATTCTGTAATGTTTCAATATTCGACTTATGCGGTTCACATGCACAAATCATATTAACAATATCAGATTCGAACGGAATGTATTCCTTATCGAGGTCAACCACCCAAGTCTTGTGGTCACCGGCATTGTTAACTGAACCGTTTGCCGAAGCAATCATGTGATATGGACTTCCAAAAGTATCGCTCTTAAGTTGCTTTACAAGCATATCGAGAGCTTCGATAGCGATACCGCGGTAAGTACGCTTATTGAGTCGAATATAGGCTCGTACGTTCTGGACCTTACAGAGAGCAACCATTTCATTCTTGAGCTCAAGAAGATGGTCTGCGGAATGAATAAGGTAGTCCTTGAGTGAACGGCTATGCATGTTGCCATGATAAGCCGGATCCGGAACACCGTTAATCATCGGGTCATCCGACTGACGACGAAGAAGCTGAACATACCAAACATCGCCATCGGTTCTTTGACCTGAAATAGTTTCCGTTAATTCAAGATCTCTAAGATATTTTGCTACTAAATCAAAATTGTCAACCATTATTACCTCTTATTTTTAGAAGTGATATTTTTAAGTTTTTCAATACGCTTGTATTCTTTTTCAAACGCGAGAGCTATCTTATTCAAATCCGCTGTAAGAAGTTTATCAATCTTTGTAAAGATAGCAGTACGTTGATTTTCAGAATTATATGCCAGCGGAATACGAACGCGGTCATACATATCGGCAATAGTAACCCAATTAAGTTCACCGATAGTTTCTACTTCGCCAAAACAAATATACGGAATAATATCGTCATAGAACGCATCGGAAATAAATGATTCCATTTTTACATTTTTATAAACGATATAATCGCCAAGATAAAAACCGAGCATAGGAAACTTATCTTTGATATATTTCTTTATAGCCTTAATCGGGATTATTTTGGTATTTTTTGTTACATCGATATTCATAAATTAATTTTCCTCGATATGATTTGTCATTAGCTTTGCGTTATTGGATAGAATATTGTAGGCCGCAGATTTAACTGCCATTGTAATTTTATACTGGTCCTTTTCGTCAACCTTTTTAGGGTCATAGTCTGAACGCAGCTGTTTACTCGAAAATTCAAGAAACAAAAACTTGTATTTTGTTTTGACGATATAAAAGTTAATAACCTGGGTATCGATAACCCTTATATCTTTCTTGAGAATCGTCGAAGTTTTCTCATATAGCCAAGACATTATTCTACCATACCGTTATTGGGTGTTTCATCCTTAGTTACGATTTCTTCTTTATCAATTTCAAGCCAGTTATCAGGAGTTTCCTTATAAGTAACTTTCTTCGTAACATCACCACAGCATTCAAGATAACCGAACGGTGTTTCTTGAACATGTTTCATGTTATCGACATAACGTTGAATATCTTCCTCAGGAAGTTCACCGACAGCATTTTCAAGAACGTACTTTCGCACGCAGTCACGACAAAGATTAGTAATCCAACCACCAGTAGTCCAAATGACTCGCTTACCGTCTTCAGTCCTCGGTTCTTTTCCGCATTCTGCACAGGTATACATAGAAAGGTCCATAGCGATACTTTCAAGGTGATCCCTGGTACTGAATGAAGTATAGATTCTTAAATTACCATATTTTTCTTTAATATCGGTAATATAGAATCTGGACTTTGTTTCATCATCCCAAGTGTCATAAAGCTTGAATAATCTCGGAAGATAACGATTCTTCCAAAGATCTTCCCAACCAGTATTATCCCAGATTTTATACTTGTTGTGCTCGATATTGTCCTTATCATTGTCATAAACATCGGTTGGATTCTGTGCCCAGAATTTACGATGTTTCAAGAACGGGTACTTCTTGAGAAGTTCCAACATCTTTTCGTCTGAAATAGGATATTTACTCATAAGATAAAATATAATAAAAAATAGGGTCGTTGCCAACCCTAAATTTTATTCACTTGCAATTTCTGCAATTTTATCATGTAATTCTTCGAATGTTTTAAAATCGATTCGGTCAATTACACGCTTACAACCGTCACCCAAGTGGTCATGAATCATATAGAACATCGGCTTTTCCAAACCTATAACGAAACGGCGTTTAAACAAAACCATTTCGATACGGTCATCATCGGTTTTTTCTTCATCATAAGAATTATAACCGAATGAATGCCTAAGTTCAAATGGTATACCAGCTTTAAAAAGCTCGTCAATCAAACCATGTACTTGGGTTTTAATCGGGTCTGTCCAATCAACAATCTTTAAAGACATATTAGTCACCCAAAAGAACTATTCCGCCATCAGCATTGGTGAATGATACAACCTGACCGCCATGATGGTCCATAATTACAGCATTAGTAATACCTTCAGCCGCAAGAAGTGCCATAATAACTTGATTATACTTACCCGCCTTTTCCTGTTCGATAGCCATCTTGAGAAGTGTGGTAATTAGAGAATGAAGTTTCTTTTCTTCCATAGTATGTTTCCTTTTTAAATTTTAATGGACCCGTTGGGAGTCGAACCCAAGTCTTGAATAACTTCAATATCCGTTCCTACAAGCTTTCCCTTCGAATTTACTTATTTGTCATACCTATGCCCTGAAGGTCGGCGTCGGTATAAACTAGCCTGTGATTTTCGGAAATAATAGACAGACTTAACTATTTCCTAGCCCATTTGCGACTGGACTCTACACCCAACGGGCGAACGATATAGGTCCAGGGTTGCTATTGATTAAGCAGCCATTGCGTATGTATTAGCAATTATTGTTTTCAGACTTTTTAACGTGTGTTTTCCCTCGTCTGAGACCACGGCTTGCAACTAATATATTCATCACCCAATCGAAACCAGGCGAGCCCAATAAATACTAGATTCCGAAATGTTCCAGGAAGAAGTCCGGTCGTTTCGGGTCAAAATGATTGATGCGAATCATTTCGAGCTTAAACTTGTTCTTATTGTACATATTTATAATCTTATCATAGTTCGGACCATGAACACCCTTACGGATGAGTTCGTTAACTTCATGATAAGTAAAACCGAGCTTATCTTCGTCAGTAAGCGGCTGAAGACCGTCAATAGGAGTCTTATGAGTAAGTTCATACGGAAGACCGAGGTCATCGCCAATTTCGATAATTTCTTCGGTAGTCAACATGTCAAGCGGTGCAAAAGAACCACAGGAATCACCCCAAAGTGTAGCATAACCGACAACGTTTTCGCTTCGGTTACAAGTATTGGCCATCAACCAACCATTAGTCTGAGCGGTGACCATAATCTGATTAGTACGAATACGTGCACCAACATTGGTCTTGGCATCATAGGATTTGTCAGCACCGGGAACCAAAGCGAGAGATTCCTTAACAAGCGTTTCAATATCTTGAACGTCAAAATCAATACCCAAATGGTCAACAAGCTTATAGGAATCAGAAATATCCTTCTGAATGCCGCACGGGAGCAAAATACCATGAACATGGTCCTTACCGAGTGCATGCCAGCCAATAGCCGCAGCTACAGAACTATCCTTACCACCAGAAACACCCAAAACCATATCGGTCATGCCGAGCTTGTCAAAGGTTTCCTTGGTCCACTTAACCACATTTTCTGTCAATTCTTTCATAAATTTTCCTTATAGAATTAATTTTGTCTTTTACGTTGTTAAAGATAGAAAATTATCCTATAGTGAAATGTAAAATTATTTTTTGCATTCGTTCTTTGGCTGTTCAAACCAACGGATATTCCAGAGTTGTTTTCTCAGGTCCGCCAGCGTGTTTCTTTCCTTAACAATTACACCTCCAACTAGTGTAACCCCCAAAACAGCCAGAATTGCCTTAATTAACTTATTCATTTTATTTTCCTCATAAAATTCTGGCTACAATATAGAAAAATATTTTACTTTTGTAAACTGTTCACTGACAAAAAATTCGTGAATTTATCAGCCAAAATTCCAGCATCGCTTCTTTGGTTAAGTTTTTCCAGAAGTGTCATTTCTTCCGGTTTCTTTTCCTTATCCTTGGATTTTTTTGTTTTCGGCTTATCATCATCGACAGTAAGCATAAACGGCTGTTCTTTTTTACGTTCATGCTCCATATACCCGTTAATCATATTGATACGGGCATTAATATCCGCAATTTTTTGTCTAGTTTCTTCAATACGGTCGTCAAGTTCAGCCATACGACGAGTATTTTCCTTGACACGCTTAGCACGACGATAATTGCAATTACTAGCGAATTCGTTAAAATGCTTATCAACCGTTTCTTCAATCTTATCTAATTCATCGCCATACTTGTTTTCAAATGCTGCATCGTAATAATCTTTACAGCAATCGAGAAAAAACTTGTCATGTTCGTCTTCTTCGTCATCAAGATGAAAACCATTTTTTTCGAAAATATCCTTTACGTCATATAGAAACATTTAATCCCCCGGCAAGGTTTCAAGCAGTCTTTCCATCTGTAAATCACCCAGAATAATTTCTGGAGTTTTTCCGGCCTTTACCTTATTGATAACTTGGAAAAACTTGGTAATAAATCTGGTTTTAAAATCATTGGTATAAGTAGTACCGATATTTCCGCCAATAACTTCAAGTTCTTTTTGACGGTCTTTAGAAAATATAGAAATTTTAAAATTACTGCCGACATCAAATACAAGGTTTACAGCATATTCATGTGTTTCATATACACGATACATACCACGTCTAACAAGTTCTTTGTATTTAATGTTGAACGAATCAAAAATCTTCATAAATTCGTCAACACTCTTTTCATATTGGCGTCGAAGTTCTTCACGTTCTGCTGCCCAACGTTCCATCATAGCAGTAGCCGAATTTTTACTAGCAAAATTAGCAAGGTCACCTACGAGCGTCATATCTGGACCACCCCAAATAGTTGCAGCATAGGTTTTCTGAAAACGTTGTTCGAACTTTGTCTTTTTATTGTTAAGCATAATACAAATATAAGTAAAAGGTTGACTTTCGTCAACCTGTTATTTTAAAGGGTCTTATCAATCATTGCTTCAAGCAAATAGTTATCCATGATTGACTTTGCATGACCAAAATTTCTAGCTTTCATAAACATTTCAAAAAATTCATGTCTATTTGGCATAGTCAAATTGTCAGTATTTAAAAAATACTTAGAATGTGCAATAATCGTCATGTCGTCAACATTTGATAGGTAATAATAATCATTATTAGTATCAGAATATGTTATTTTCATATCGTTTTTCGTATAGACGATATAACTGTAATCAGGCAAGCGTGACCAGCCATTAGCTTGTAGTTTTCTTCCAAGTTTTGACATTTTTCTTACCCGTTAAGATCCGCCTTATCAAACGTATGATAGTTTTCAAACAGATTCTTGAATTCGTTTACTCTGTCCATTTCATCGCAGTGTGTAATTTCCAGAACCTGATTTGTAATACCAGGCATAGAAGCGAGACTGAAATCCTTATCGATACGCTTCTTGAGGTCCTTGATGTCAAGGAAACCGTATTTAAATTCGCCTTGGAACTTATTCCTGTGATTCATCAAATCGTCCTGAATATCGCCAGAAATATTCTTACGGTTAACTTCGTCAAATCTTCCTGCACCGTGGCGGGTCAAATACGGACGAGTAACATAATGAATAGTCAAATCGTCAACGAAATACAAATCCTGTTTAGAAACAGACTGAATACCTGTAATCGAAGGAGTCGTGTGAACATTCTTGGGGTCGTCGTTAAGCAACAATCCCTGTCCGTTTTCAAAAATGTATTCGTCATATCCGGACGGAATATTGGAAACGATTTTGACATGATTAAGCATGAACGTGGCATCTTGAATAAAATGCGAAAGCAATCCGTCGCTTTCCCAAATTTCTCGTTCAAGCTTACTCATTTCATATTTGGCTGTAATACCGACATTCGTATAAGAATCGAAATACTTGGTATTGTAGTAACTACGGATATACTTCAAATATGTCTTTTGGTTTGTCGGAAAATTGCGAGCGAAATCGGCAAAATCCATAATGACACTATCGCTATATCTTGCAATCGTTTCCCAAATACCCATACCGCAAGAACCGTGTTCCTGATGATACTTCTGACGATTCTCTTCAATAATCTGGTTTGCCATCATATCGAACGGAGTCGTCCAACGGCAATCCTTATGCATGTATATATTGCACATAGGCAGCTTCTGGGCCAGCTTTGCATATTCCTTGACGAATTGCATGGGGTTGACAATAAAGTCCTTAGAGAAGTATATATCAGCCCCAAAACACATGCCAGAACCGAAGTGCTTGAACGTAAATACTTCACCGTCCTTCACGACGGTATGACCACGTTGAGGACCGCCGTTTGTAAGAACATTCAGAACCTTACCGGTTGCGTTCTTTGCATAATGGGCTACAACGGTACCTTTACCTTCGTCACCCCAGTTGGATCCAATAATGATTCTTCCCTTAGCCATCTAAACCTTCCGTGGTTAAAATTAGTTCAAGATAATTAATAGCGATTTTAATCTGGTCAACTGATAATTTATCGTCCCAGACATCTTTATCCACTTTAAACACCTTTCCGTTAATAACAAGACAATTCGGTTTGTCATAGAACGGAAGGAATGAAAAAGTATGAAATTGAGGATTGGTTTTTAAATGCGACAAATAACCAATAGTCCATTCAGCACCGTCGAGTTTGCTGTATACGACATATTCCATTCGCTTAAGTTTCTTTTTGGTTTCCCAAATGCCGACAACGATATTTGCACGAGCACGATTTATAAACACTTCCGGGTTTTCTTTAAACTCTTTAAGTGCGGCCATATGTTCCTCATTGTCCTCAGGGTCAAAATGTTTCATGACTACAATATAAAAAATGGATTGACTTTCGTCAACCCATTTTGCTCATTTTAAGGAAAGGAAACTTACCTATAAGAATCTAACAGTCTTCGCCATGCTCCAGGATAATGATTCCAACCACATTCATCCGCATATTCATGGACACGTTCTCTGTAATTATCATCTAATTTTTCGTCGGCCATTAAACGTTCAAAGAATTCATCGGTTTCTTCTCTTCGTCTACGTTCGCGTTCAAGTTCTTCATGTTCTTCGCGATAATAACGATCCCAGTCGTCTTCTTCGTCTTCTTCATCTTCTTTGTCTAAACTAAAATGATCAGTTATATAATCGCCAAGTGTTTTAGCTACTTTATGTTTAGCCCTTTCCTCAAGCTTTTTGGTTTCTTCTTCTAGTTCTTTTGGATCTGGCTTTTTCGAAACATCCCAGGAAATAACGTCATTATGATATTCCGGTGTTTCAATATTAAACTTATTTTCATCCGGCGGGCTTTCTACATCCCAGCGAATAACGAAATCATCAGTCATATTGCCTTCCTACGGTAAATTGGTTATTGAAAAAGGAATAAAAATGGTCTTCAAAATCGAAGACCATTTTTTATTATCCTCTAGGATTGATTACCAAGTAATCGCACCGTCTTTGGTGGTCTTAACGCCATTGTCTTCGTTAAGAACGTTAACACCGTTATTGCGGCCTTCGATCGATTCAGTGATGCAGGCTTCGATTATGTTCGGCAAGGCCTGAATTGTAGCAACCTTTGCACGAGGACCGAGCAACTGACCGAAAGAATCTTCGATACGGCGCTTATAGCTGCTGTAGCTAGTAGCCCAATCATCCACAGAGATGTGGAAAATATCGAACTTCTTGGATGCTTCAGCATAGAGCTTCTTGGTATCAACATCGGCCTGAGCCTTTGCTTCTTCACCGAGGAAGTAAGCAACCTTATTGCGAGGAAGCGTCGGATTCAACGGTTCATCGCCCATAGTGATGATAATACCCTTCTTGCCCTGCTTATCGAAGCAATCAAGCTTGGTCTGGTTAAGACCGAACAGCCATGCAGCCGAATACGATTCGTAAGCGTTTCCGCCACCGCCATGTTCCATGTAAATCTTGTCGATTGCCTTAGCAATACGAACGTCAGATTCAAACTGAGAAACCTGAAGCGGTGCATTGTCGCATTCGAGGTCACCGATACCCATTACCATAAATTCGATGTCATCCTTCTTATGTTCCTTCAAGAGGTTAACCATAATCGGACCGAGAGCTTCTGCGGTACGACGACAAGCATCGCCCATAGAACCGGTAACATCGAATGCAAGAATAACCGGCAAAGTATTCGGATGTTCTGTGCTATTCACACATTCACGGATGACGTTCTTCGGAGACATGGATTCATCCATGCGAGTTTCCTTGAACACCTGACCGCGAGTAACATAACCGCTACTATCTACTGCCTTTCCGACGCTACAGGAATAGCTACGGAAAGAGCTCATATCAAAACTTCCGCCACCCATTGTGACACCTCCTTATTACTTAGTTACCTTCTTGGTCTTCTTAGCCGGCTTCTTCGGCGTTTCATCTTCTTCTTCACCGGTTTCTGCATCAAGTTCAGCATCTTCATTTTCGATGGTGTTCCAGGTTGCATCAGTATCGAAGTCAAGGTTGAACATGTTGGTGAAGTCGAGGCCGTTACCAGCACCACCGCCGAACATCTGCTGCATCATGAGCATCTGACCCATGCCGCCGAACATATCGCCGCCGTTGCCGTTACCGTTGCCACCCATCATGCTCTTCATGATCATGAGCTGAATCATCTTGCCCATAAGGCCCTTACCCTTGAGGCCAGCGTTTCCAAAGAGGGAAACAATCTTGCCGTACCAGAAAGCGTTGCCGAGGAATACGTGACGTTCCGGAACGATTTCACGGATTTCGCTGGTTTCGTAGTCGATGCACTTAATCGAACGGTCTTCGTCGCAAACACGGAGAACGCACTTCGGCTTGCCGTGGTCGAGAATGACGTCACCCGGCTGGACCTTGCTGGTCGGGAGGACGAAGAACATGTCAGAAGCTTCCATACAGAAGTTCGTGACGTTAGTCAAGCGCTTCTTCGCCATGTTGTAAGTCTTGTAACCATTGCTGGTCTTGATGGCAATGCCACCGCTCATCGAAAGGGCGCAAAGACCCTTGTCGATCTTGCCGAACATACCCTTGAATGTGTTACCCATGTTGAAATCGAAATTGAACATATTGATTTTCCTTTTTTGTTTTATTGTTATTGTTTTTGTTTAGATTTTTACCATCTAATAACGTACTCTTCTGTTTCCTTATCTTCAGGTTCATAAAGTTCCCAGAAGGTTTCGTTAGGCATCGCATAGAATTGACCGTTAATACCTTTAACGACCCAATCGCCTTCTATGGCTGTATGCTCGCCAGTAGTTGTCTTGATAGTTACTCTTATTTTATTATGGTTAAAGTAATCGAGCGTATAATCGGTTTCGATAAAACCTTCACCCCAGCCTAAAAGAAGAGGGAGAGTTTCTTGTGCAATTTTGACCGCTTCTACCGTAATTGGTTTCTTGCGGAATCGAGGAATTTTAACGTCTTGTGTTTCCATTTTTAATCTCTGTGGTAAATATAATAAAAAAACCGCTTTTTGTAAGCGGCTTTTTGTTAAAATTTTTTGTAAATTTTAATTAATGATATTTAATCAAAATACGACAAAACAAGCCGCGATATGTGACTTGCTTGATGATGAAATGTCGTACTTGCGAATAATCATTTTTGTTACCTATGCATTATATATAGGAATTATTTTTTGGTTTTCGCTTTTCTGAACGAAGTTTTTCTGTCAAAACCATAAGCTTCCAGACGGGTAATGTCGTCGCCTACAGGTACGATAGCATCGTCAGGTCTAGCATGAGTATCATACCAATGTTCTAATTCCCATAATGCCATGTATGGATCTTTCGCCAGTTGGAATCGATAATCCTTCAGGCATGGCCAGGAAACAAAATTATAGTTACGCTGCCTATGCGGAAGTTCATTATATTTGGTCAGATTACGATAATCATCCAAATATAATACAGGACCGAACTTTTCAAATAACTCATAATTCCAGAATTTTACATCATCTGGATTTTTGTAATTGATATTACGGTCTTCTTTATTGATTCCAAACAATTTGGCTAACGACAGTTCACGATTACTCTTTACGATTTCGTCGAATGTATAATATTGAATTGTCGAAGGATCCGGTATATGATAATAATCTCGTTCTTCAGTAAAGAAATACCACTTTCCGCAGAAACCAATCATATGAAGATACTTATGGCCAAATGTCTTGCCATAACGTCCATCAAAGATATAGGCCAACTTACCGTCGAAATTTCCTAAGCTTTCAACTTCGCCAGAACGAATAAAATTATCTTTAGTATTACGATGAATTACAACTTCAGATTCGTTAAACGAACCTAACGTGCAATCATAATAATCTTGGAATTTAGAAAATAATCTGAGCATATTAATCCTTAAATATCTATAATAAAATCTTCAAATGTTGTAGGAAATGAAGAACGTTCAATCTTTGGACCGGTGTAATCAACAAAATCACAGTACGCAATCCTTTCACCAGGATAACCCAAAGGGTTACATATAATATGAATTACGTTTCCCTTAGAGTTAACATAGTCAGCCATACGTTTACCGTGAACATGACCACAAATCCAGTAGGTATCATTATCAAGTTCCTCAAAGAACTTATCACCCTTAAAATAAAATACATAATTCCAAGGGTCATTACGGAAATCATGAGGAATTCCGAGTTCATAAGGAACAAAATGAGTAACGACAACTTTTGGTTTCTGCGTTACGACGTTCATCATCTTTTCATCGTAATGATTCCAAATTTTCCCTGGTTCCTGGTTGAAGTATCTCCAGTGTTTACCGTCGAACCAGTTACGTTTCCAGGCTGTAAAAGCGTCAAGTCCATAAGTAGGAGCTTCACACTTGAAGTCGCACATACCCATGCAACCGCCAATGCCGTTAATAACTTCACCGTCGAGAATATGAACATTATCATGTTTTGCACAGACAATTTTCATTGCCTCAATTTTCTTTTCAGAAGAAACGAACGGTAAGTTAGATTTCGACGGTGTAGAACCACGAACAGCCAAGTCATGATTACCAAGAACCAAATAAACTTCTTTATACTTTGCAGCAATCCAAGGAATCATGCGTGAAAACGTCAGATAATCATTAGAATAATCACCTGCCAAAATAATGCGGTCAACGATAGGAATATTGTAGAACTTCCACAAATAGTCCATACTGTCAATAACGACATCGGCCTTCGGGTCATCAAGTTTTAGACGAGAAGGCTTTACTGCATAAGGGAAATGAATATCTACATGTATATCTGATAAAATTAATGTTTTCATGGTGATTCTTTACATTCATGGATAGCATTAATGAAAGCTCCCATGTTATTTGAAATACAGGTACTTTCACCAAGCTGTATATTTTCTTGTTTTTGCCAGTTCTTTGCGTTAGTATTTACATAGATTTCAACCCAAGGATGTTTCTTCTGGTCAAAATAATCAAGCAACATGATATACGGCATATCAGAATTTGCATGATAGAAAAGTAAACCACTAAACTTGTCTTCGGCTGTAGGCAAACAACCAAACGTCATACATTCGTATTTTTCAATATATTTACGAAACATCTGTAAACGTTTTGGCAAGTATTCGATTTTTGCAATAAGCATCGTTATTTCCTCGATTAAAGTTCTGTAGGATTGACCAAGACAATCTTGACCTTTCCGCCGTAAAGTTCTATAGTTTCCTTTTTCTCTACCAAATCATCGATAAGCCAAAATTCAACAGGATCCTTAACTGTTGCATTGGCCTGTTTAAGCAATGTTTCCGATATACCCATCTGAACGAATTCAGTAAAACAGCTTACCTTAGAAATACCGAATTCACTCATCATACCAGGTTCGATTGCTCGGTCAAAATCTTCCTGCTTTAACCAACCAGTTTCAATGGCTGTCTGAACGCTTGCACTTTTCGGAATAACCCGGCAGTCACATCCGATATTCAATGGGTCGATACCAAGTTTAACCAACATAGAATTGACTATGTTAATATCGACATCTGTAGGCATTTTCCAGCCCCAAGTGAAGAAGTTAAAACAGACAGGATCTTCTTCCTTAAGAAGCTTTGTAATCTTCTTACAGTTTTCTTCAAGAAAATTACAGTTAACCAAATCGTCGATAATGGTATTTTCTATGTCGGTAAAAATAAAACGCATATTGCAAATATAGCAACATGCGTTAATCTTGTAAACCCTGATTACTTCAAATTATTTAAAATTATATCCATTTTCCATTTATTGAGATATTGTATGGTTTCATTTAACGGAGGCAATGGTTTATTCTTAAAATGTTTCTGTATATGCGACCATGCATTACCGATTCCATAACGTATTGCCATATCTTCAGATAAATGTTTTTCATTAATTATATTTGAGAATACATCAAGATAAACATCTACATATGCCGTTATAAAATCTAAAACGTCATCTTTATAATACTTATAAGACGCTCTATTTTTAAGATGATATTTATCTTCCAGCAGCATAATTATTCAGAAAGCAAATACTTACCTACGAAATACACGATCAGTCCGAGAATAATAATCGGAGCGAACATGTAGCAAAGCAGACAGATAAGGATAATCTTCGGGATATTCAAGTAATTCTTTCCTGTGCAAATGAAGTAAATGCAGAGGACAGTTGCGAGGATTAACCAGAAAGATACGATCATTTTATTCTCCTAATACGGTTGAGTTTTTTAAGCCTGCGGTTTTACAAAGAGTATCGAATACGAAAGTATTGAAATGCAAAAGACCATGTGCATAACCAATAACTTTTACAAGTATTCCATACTTTTCAAACAAATACTTTTCAATGAATAAACCGACCGCGACAGAACGGCGTTTACCAGAACGACAATGGATATACCATGTAGACTGTGACTTATTCTGTTCGATAAAATCTATAATAGTCTTTGCATTATCTTTGGTAATACCCTGTGCAAGACCATATTCGGTTTCTTTTGAAGGACAAGTAATATCGTCAAATTCGATATTAAGCACATTGCTATGATTTTCGCTGAACCAGTGTTCATCGGTTTCATGCTTGACATTTTCAAGATAATTATGCTTTATTTCCGGTAGACAACAAATGGAAATAAATGCACAAGTTGATGGAATATCACAATCATTCCACTTATTGGCCTTCATCAAGGCATCAAAATGTGTGTGCGGATAAACATAGCAAGTAATCATATAACAAATATAATAAAGAAAACCCGTTTTGTCAACGGGTTATTTTTACTTTCCAAAAATTATTATTCCCAACATTATAATTATTCCGAGTCCAAGAAGTAAAATTGTTAGGTCATAATTCAATGTAACTTTTTTATTATATACAGGTTCTAACTTAGGTACCTTATCTGTCCTTTTCATTTTTCCTCCTTGTATTATTTATACTTCAGGAAGAACAGTATCATTTTTCTCCTTTTCTAAATAATACGCATCAAGTAAGGCACGAATATCTTTGAATAACATATTCTGTGAAAACTTTTCATCAAATGCTTCACAATATTCTTTTAGCCTTGATATACTTTCGTCAAGCTTAGTTTCTTTTTCATTATTGTCAACAACTTCTGTTTCTACGTCGATTTCTTTAAACTTAGCAAAGAACTTGTCAAACTTATCGAAATTAAAACGTATCGGCTTACCGTCAGCATATTCAAAGTATTCCGACATTATAAAATCCTGAAGATCGTATTTCTTTTTAAGATATTCATACGGTCTTAGATTACAATATGTATACGTATCGGTTACTCGGAACGTTATGATACCGAGGATTTTTTCCTTATACGATACATACCAAATGTCATCGTTCATTATTGTGTTTTTAACTATATCAAAACCGTTTCGTATCAGATTCAACCGAAACAAATACGACGTATTATTGAGATAGTTAAATTTTTTAATGTCGTCTGGCAGCATTGTTATTATTTATTCAGGAATTTATCGAAATCAGAAAGAACACCCTTAAGCGTCGGCTGAGGCTTCACTTCCTTATATGAATATGTTGTTTCACTGTTATCATAGTCATTCAACATATAAATGAGCATCATAAGAAAACACGGAATTGTTACAAAAAGCAATAAAGCTAAAATCATACTTCAAATACCTTCTTGAAAGTGTCATAATTTGTCGTGTCTTCGCTGGAGCAATATACGGCGAATACGATATTCTTGAACGTATGTGTAAAGTGCTCAGAAATAACCTTCTTATAGGCCTTTGCTACAACTTCCGGCGGATTCCTGAAAGCGCCACAGCCAAATGCACCAAGAATAACGGTTTCATTTCCGTGGAATGCAGCACAGGAAAGAATCTTAAATGCACGGGTTTCATGGAGCTTCTGAAGTTCTGCATTCGAAATCTTAACGCCTTCGCCATTTTCATGGTTATAGGCATTGGCCGGAGTTTCACGAAGATTCGGAGCCGCACAGGTAATGACGTTTACCTTAGCATTCTGGAAAAGGTTATTATAACTGTCAGACTTAAGGATAACGACATCAGGAGTATAGATAATGTCATCATTGTGCAACGGCGTTCCATTCGTCTTATGGGGCGTGTAGAACAGTTCTTTTGCCCAATCAGTATTTAGACACTGGTAGAGCGTAGAACAGCGACAGAGACACTCTTCTTGAGCACTGGAGCCCTTCGTGACACCACCACCCGGATTAGTAGCCGAAGCAAAGTTCAAAACGGCAACCTTTCCGCCATACTTACGAGCAGTATTGAAAGAACCGTCCTTACATACAGTAATCTTTGCCGGAGCATCAAACGACTGTTTTCGACCGTTCTTAAAATATTCGATAGACGATGCATCAGAATAGAATACCTGGTTCTTGTAAGAATACTTAACGGATTCCTGCAACTTAGGATCCTTTGCAATCTGGGCGAGCGTGTCGTTAAAAATCTTAATGTTTTCTGCTTTCTTGGAGTACATAGTTTTTCCTAATGAAATTTTTTCCTAATATAGAAAAAGGATTGACTTTCGTCAACCCCTTTTATTGCAGCCACCTGAATCGAACAGGTCCTCATAGTCAATGGACTATGTAATGCGCCATACAACAGACTGCGGTCCCATTTTATATTTCAACCGCTCAAGACACATTTAAGTCTATGTTGCGGTATGGGTTTTAGAATCAATTAGCCGTTCTGATTCTTGTATTCGCGAACAGCGTCTTCGAATTCAAGGTCAATCACGCTGGACTTGAGGTCGTTCTTGTGCGGATGGACGATTTCAGAGACTTCCTGCTTTGCTTCCATGCGGAACTGCGTGGTCTGGACTTCCTTTTCGATTTCAGCGATCATTTCGTTGCAATCGAGACCGAAGTCACCGAGAGTGGTGCTGGAGCACATCTTGCAAGTATCGATCTGGACCTGAAGAGTCGTCAACTTAGCTTCCATGAGAGCCTTGTTGGTATCGATGTTCTTGAGGGTGTCACGGACCTTGACACACTGCTTTTCAGTGTTCTGCCAAGCATTTTCGATGGTGTCACGAGCAGACTTGAGGCCCTTCCAAGTGATGAACTTGATCTTGGCTTCATCGGTCTTGTTACCGTCAACGAGACGTTCCCAGTCACGGCGAGCCGTAGCGGTCTGAACGTCGAGTTCGTCAAAGCGCTTCTTCAAGGTCTTAGCATTCACCAGCATGTCTTCTGCAGACTTGATGTACTGAGCAGCGTTCTTGTTGTACTGACGACGAATTTCTTCAATCTTATCCTTGGTGGAGATGAGAGATTCGATGCCATTCTGAGCCTTGTGAGCGAAGATTTTGAAGATATTGAACTTCATAGTATTTTTCCTTTTTTGTTTGGTGTTAAATTGTTGTTGTGTTGTTAAATATAGTAAAGTTTGTTTGTTTTGTCAACCCGGTTTTTTTTACTTGACAGTTTCAAGGGATTGAAGACCGTCACGCTGAACAGGCATTGTCGGAACCTTGAGAACAAGGTCTTGATTTACCTGTACCGGATTTGACATGTAGACGTTAATAGCTTCAACAGAATTAAGAGGCTTGACTTCCTTGCTCTTGCTATACGCTTCGGCGCCGAAATAAACGCCAGCCGAGATACCAAGAACCGCGATAGTCGATACCGTAATCTTAATGTATGAATTCATTTTGTTTCCTTATTGGTTATTCATTTAACGATGTAAATATAGCAATCTTTTTTAGTTTTGTCAATGCTTTTTTATCTAAAAACTTGAGGCATGATAGTATACATATTAACCGTGCTCTTGTCGACATTCTTATAAGTGTCAAAGCGGTGTTTATATTCTTCGATACTTATAGACATTGCCTTCATACGTTCAGCCTTAGCATATTCCTTTTGACCATCATTAATGGTAAAATCATTGATACCACCGGCAATAACTAAAACCAGCATGCACAAAAGACTAGCGATAGCTGTAAAAGCAAGTTCATCGTCATAATTATGTTCATTTGAACGCATAAAACTACTTCCTTATAAATTGATTAACATCTTTCATCATATTGTCAAGATTATTCTTGATATACTTTTCATTAGCAATATCTTCGTTCTCACGCTTATTTCTAATCCTTGAAGGTGTTGTAAAGATAAATGCAAGAATATCATATACAGGCAATATGTAATAGTAATACTTACTGGAATTGTCAGATACCATTTTAGAAATAAATGTGATTAACAGAAAATATATCGCTAAGATAAACAGTTTTTCTACATATTGGAAAAACACGGAAGTCTTATCATCATATTCGATTTTCTTTTCTGCGAAATACCCATTATAGACTTCTTTTAATTCATCTTTTGAAATACCTGCTCTAATTCGAAGATTTTCATAATTATCGTATTTACAGTCACAGAGACCACCATTATCGGCGGATTCAACTTTATGTTCAGTAATCTCGGCTGTTGGAATTCCGGTAACTGCGAAAATGATACCTAATACCAATACAGCTTCAATAATAATTTTATGTAACATTATCTATCTCCGTCTTTAAGAAACTGGTCATACTTATTCCATATAGCGGCTTCCGCACTTCTAGGCTTATTAGCGTTTTTCTGTTTTACTGCTTGTTTGATATTGGTAATATACAGAATTCCACGTTCAATGACATCCTGAATACCGACAAAAAACAAAATAATTGCAGTTATTGAAAAATATACAAAACCTAACGGCGAAAGTACAGTATATACCCATAGATAGATAAGATAAAAGATTCTTTGCTTATCATTATAACAGGGATGACTACAACCAGCCTTTATTGCACATATGAGAATCAAAAACAAAATTATTGCCCAGATTGTCATATAAGTATAAACGCTAGGCATAGTGTTAAATACTTCGAACGTATTTTGACGATCGTAGATTCCACCCTTAGACCAACCCATAATACCAACAATTAGCATAAAAAGATTAAAGAAGGATGAAAGTACAATCTGAACCAAAAATAATATAGATGGTCCATCTTCACCCATATTTCCAGCACGTATTGATCTTGTTGTTTTTCCAAAAAACGAGAACATTATTCATCATCTCCTATATTAATTTCGATTACTGAAAACTTTACATTTCCGAAAAGCTTTTTGGCATATCGTCTAATTTCTTTAAGCTTCGGGCTTATTGTAGTTTCAAACCAAGTCGGTTCCGGTTCAGGTTCTGGCGGTTTTGGCGGATCAGGTTTTTTTTAATAACCGATTATAATCCTCAATTACACCAGGGAGGTCTAAATCAACTGTCACTTTTGCAGAAATTTCTTCCTTACACCGTTTTTCCCAACGGTTTACAAGAACAAGAGCAACAATAGAAACAACTATAAGAATAATATAAAATATCATTCGATTCGAACCTCTATCGTCGGAATAACCGGTTCACCATTTAACAGTCTGTCAAAATTCTCCGCAAGTTTACCAGGTTCTGTAACGTATGTATCTGTCCAGAATTTCTTATTTGCATGTTCAATAAGCTTATTATGTAACATGTCATATAGTGCATAAACAAGACATGCAAGTATAAACCCGCTGACTATAAAAACAGGAAACATAAAAATTAATTCAATAAATGTCATACTTTTTATTCCTTTTCAACAATCTGTTTTTGCAGGTTATTAACGACAATATTTAAATTCTCTTCTGTAACAGGTTTTCTAAGTTTCTTAAGAATTTCCTTTGCAACTTTCAAAAGCTGTTTTTTATCTGCATTATCTGCTTTAGATATTAGCCGATTCCAAACTTTATTCAAGTCCATAATACCATCAGTGTTATATCTATTAGGAAACTTCTCCATTACGTGTTAAATATAGTAAATGTTCACATGTTTGTCAATGTTTTATTTGGTCTTGATTGGAATATTACCTGAGTAATAATCTTGCAACATGTTGTAATCGGCTCCATAATCAAGAAGCTTTGCATTGTTACCGGTAAAACCCCAAGCAGAACCGCGGCAAATTTCAGTTCTTGGAATATTAAACTTATGCATGAATTCTGTTGTATTCCGAAGAAGCTGTTTTGTCTTATCGGAAACATTTAAACGATTTATATACGCCTTTGAACCACCGACATGATATGAAAAATCGGCAAAATGAATCTGATAGATTTCTGCAAACTTATCATATGTAAATTCTTTCACATATTCCGAAATAAGTACAAGACCGTTATTGATGCATTCATAGGTTTTGACTAATGAATCCTTAGTATCTGCAAACTTATACCAATCATATTCATTATTATTCTGCATTATGCCAACCTTAAAACGGGCAAGCTTAATTACTTTCTTGTTGGATATTCTGAATACAGTACGAGAAGAACCCATACCGATTTCTTCATAGCCAAGGCGCCACAGTTCGGAACGGATGTCTTTGTACTTTTCTAAATCGGTATAATTCTGGGCTAAATCAAGTGCTGTATTCATAAGTATTAATCGACAACCTTCTTGATTTCCTTTATGTATTCAAACTCGTCACATTGGTCATTGTCACCGAGATTCTTGAAATACAATCCGGTCCATTTGTTTTCCAGTAATATAGCGTCTTTCCAAACGCCATCTACGTTATCATTGTTTTCATGCCCCCAGGTAATCTCATAGTGAATATCCGGGCTTGGTTCAGCATTAGTCACTTCCTCGACATACGCTCTAGCTAGTTTTTTAGTCAGACGCATGACTTCTCGCCATATCGAATGTTCCATATTGTCAGTTTTACCTGACACACCCAGCATATTCTTGGCTTCCGTAAAGAAGTTGTGCATATTATTGTTGTCTGTTTTCATTCTAATTCCTTGCTAAAAACTTGTTAAATTCACGAATTACCGGACGTAATTTTCGGTTCTGATGTTTAATAAAATTATATTCTTTGGAAATTACATGAGCGTCGAGCCATTCATAACATGAACAAATTTTAATACCAATATGACATATCCAAAGAATAATAAAACAGCCTGTTGCAATTGGGCCAAGTATTACACAAGTGACAAAAATGTCAAAAAGATCTTTTTTATCAACCATAGGACGTTTTCTGTTTTTTTCATTGTAATATGATAATATATTTTCATTAAAATCAATTACATATACAAACAGGATATTAAACACGATACAAGCAGCAAGACTTAAAAGAATGATTTGTACCATAGTCATAAAAGATTCTCCGTTTTATGTGTTACAATATAGAAAAAAGACCCATTTTTGTAAATGGGTCTTTTTATCTAACCTATGTTTGCAAGATTAGTTATCGTGTTCGACACGCCACTTGATAGCACCCTTCAGGTTCTGATGATATTCTTCATCCTTACCCATAAACTTGCCATCGTCGTCAGAAACCTTACAAACCGGAATACCGTTAACTTCAGTCAACTTGATAACCTGGTTCATGGCCTTAAACCAACCAGTATCATTAAGCAACCACGTACCGATACCGAACGCAACATTGCAACGAAGTGCAAAACGCTGATAGATAACTTCTGCCTTTGCGAAGTTCAACGAATCGCTGAACAAGAGAGTCTTGTTTGCATACGGAACGCCAATCTTCATGTAATGGGCGAGCATCTTTTCACCCCAAGCAATCGGATCTGCGGAGTCATGTCGAACACCGCTGAAGAGACGAGCATAGGTTTCAGTAAAGTCCTTCAAGAAGCAATCTGTAGTGATACAGTCGGTAAGATAAATACCGTTCTTAGTACCATATTCCTTAATCCAGTGCTTCATCATGTAAAGGTTGGAATATGCCGGGTTATGCTGTGGCAAGCCCTGTCCGACGAGTTCGATAGCTTCATGAGCCATGGTACCAACCGGCTTAGTTCCGAGCAAGAAGCTGAAGTAAACATTGGAAGTACCAACAAACTTCGTACCGTTAAACTGGAACTGACTGATGTAACGGAGTGCCCATTCCTGGAATTCCTTACAGAAACGACGACGAGTACCGAATTCGGAGAATACGCCAATCTTGATTTCACCCTTAATAAGCTTATCAATCTTTTCCTTAAAGCGTTGCTTTGCATCTTCGATAATCTGCTTCTGCTGTTCTTCAGTATAGGACATACGGAACCAAACTTCAGAAACAATAGACATCACCGGAACTTCATGATAAGAAACGTCAACATTGTAGCCGCGGAACTTAATATCCGGTTGCTGAAGCTTTTCATCGAACGTACAAACAATTTCATTACGGTCGATAGTATAACGCTTGAGGAAACGAACATAGTCGTTCTTCATGAAATCAATCTTCTGGAAATGTTCCAATTCCCACGGCGTATAGCGGAGCTTTGAATACAAATCAATCTGATAATTGATTTCATCAATCATTTCGCGAGTGAACTTGCGTTCAGGATCACGGTTCTTATAAGTCCATTCCACATTCATGTCATGGAACTGGTGAACGAACATCTGACCCATAGTGTACTTATAAAAGTCATTATCGGTCAAATGTGTGATAATTTGCGGCAAATGCTTTGTCATTTTAGTTTTCCTTTTTAGTAGTTAGTCATTGAAATACTTCATAAGTTGCTGAACCATATAGTCAATCGGCTTATCAAGCTGATTTTCTTCTGCATCAACACACTTCTGATAAAATGCTTCTTTATAATACTTGGACTTTTCCTTGAAACAAAGTTCATAAAGTTCATTTACCAACTTGTAACGATGCATCTTACCCTTTTCTTCGATACGGGAATGACCTATAAGATAGTTCAAGCTACGCTTGAGCTTTTTCGGCTTTTCAGCCAGACATTCCTTGAGATAATATGCACACTGTTGATATTGCTGGCATGTAAGATAACGACCGATGGTTTCATTAATGGTATGATCCGGCCCGAAAAGCTGTTGAAAAAGACCCATTATGCAGCCTCGCGGAGAATGGTGATTTGACACTGATGCATAACCTTAAGAGCCGCTTCATGGAGCTCAGGAGTACAACCAGCACAACAATTTTCGACAACAGTAATCTTCATATTCGGGAAAATTGCACGAAGCATAAGGGCGTTAGAAACAACGCAAATATCCGTACAGAAACCGAAGATTTCAATTTCGTCAAATTCGAAGTCCTTGAGATAATCCTTCCAGCCAGTCCAGCCAAAAGTATACTTATCAATAGCAAAGAACTTCTTCTGACCATTTGCATTCTTTTCATTAAGAACTTCAAGCAATTCAGGATGGATTTCCCAGCCTTCAGTAAGCTTGATACAGTGAGCAGGAAGATCTGCAAACTTGTGTTCATAGGAATTTTCGTAAACAATTCCTTCTGCAGGCGGCCAGTTGCTTTCAACTTGAATCTTGTTGAAATGCGTATCATGGGTAGCAATAGTTACGCCATCATGATTACGAATACGTGCCTTGAGATTAGGAAGTCGCTTAATCGCGTCTTCATTACGCAGAACGCCATCAATAAAGTCCTTCTGCCCGTCAATTAAAACTTGTAACTTTTTTGTCTTAATCATAATCTATTTCCTTTTAAATTTTAAAACTGAAACTTTTCTAAATCACCATACTTTTCACGAAGTTTTACATACAATGCACGTTCTTCAGCTGCTTTCTTTCCTGCTTCAGCACGTTCTTTATCAAGTGATTCCTTTTCCTTTTTCATATATGCGGCAAATTTATCATTTGGCATAGCTAAATACTTAAGTTCAATTCGATAAGGGATATTAAGATTATCCGCTGTATAATGACTATACATCCTGCAATCAATACAGCCTTCTGAATTTACAGAAATATCACTAAAACGAACTTCTTTCTTTTCTGAAAGCTTAAAGGTATTTCCACCGTAAACATCATCAAGAACAGGGACAATACGTCTCAATTCTTGTTCAATTTTTTCAGAAATATCAGAGAATTTTTCAAGGTCTTCTTTAGAAATCATATTTTATTTTCCTTTATTTTTCTTGTCAATGAGAATCGCCTTGACTTTGGCAATAAATTCTTCTTCTGTAATTTCTTCCCAAGTAGTTGTATCTACGAAAATCCACGGCTCGTCGTACTGACGGACCATAACCCACTGGCTTCCATTCTTTACAGGTGTTTCTTTAGGAGTAATCGCAACATACGGCTTACGATTATGATATTCAGGCATAAGTCCCTGATGTAAGTCAATAAGAGCGGGATGTTCTTCATTGGCCGCAACTACATTAGTCTTCAGAATAGATCTGAACTTTACTTTTTCAGGCAGGTCCAAATGTTTACGTAAATATTCTTCCGCTTCGATGAAATCACTGAATACTATTTTCATGCGATATAATATAGTAAAAAGGTTTAACTTTGTAAATAGTTTTATCGTAAAAAAGTTATAAATACTATATGAGATACGATTTTGCACATCCAAAATTTAGAAATGGCATGGTTACTTTCGATGAAAAGAAGCCAGATTTACTTTATGAATTCCGTATTGCTGCCTCCCGCCGCAAATATGTTTTACGACAGGACATGTATCTTTACGATAATAACGGCGAAAAAATGGCAAAAGTCGAAAATTATGGAAACATGCTTTTAGTTACTATGCTTAACAATTCCGACATGGGTTCGCATCGTCTTCGTACAAAGAGAGACATTGAAGAATTCTTTAGCATATATGAAAGTGTAGAACCAAGTTCCGAATATATGTCTCTAAATGAGGCTAAGCAAATTCTGGCAGATAACGGATATACTCTTATTTAAAATAAAAACCGACATTAAGTCGGTTTTTTAGTCTAAATACTCAAGTGCTCGTTCAGTTTCAAAATTATTATATCTCGCAACAAACTTACTATAATTAATATTTGGATCCGCCAGTTGTTTAAACATGAAATTAACAGGTTCTTCGTCTAAATGCCAATGCCAGATAATAATTATATCGTTTGTATCATGAGCATTTATAATATCTGTATAATCTTCTGTATTTTTTATAAAGAAATCATTTAATTCATATGTGTCCCAAGCGTCTTTATACTGCTTAAGACCCATAGCTTCCATTCTATTGACAAGTGCTGATATATTTGGGAATGTTTTTTGATATTCTTCAGGTACTGGCATTATTTTTTAACCTTTACGGTTTTGCCATCTGCAGAAATATCCAGCAATCTGCGATTATCATAGAAATAAACTCTTATGAATTTCTTTCCTGTATAATCTTGCTTATATTCCCACTTTTTGGCGTCGTTAATTATTTGTTCGTAACAAAAATTAGGATTGCAGATTTCTAAGACTAAAGGTTTCGAAATACAAAGTCCAAATAAAACTAAAACATAAAAAATAAATTTCTTCATGTTTTATTTATGTTATTCGAGAACATATTCCTTGCCGTTAATCTTCATCGTTTGTTTCTTTGGCGGATCGTCTTCTTTTACCTTTTGGCCTGTCTGTGTATATTCATATTTTACAGTATCAATGATTACGGAATAACCGCTATATTTTTCTGGATTTTTTATATCCTTCATATCGCTGTGGGCAGTAATTGCACCAAAACATGGGCCAAGTGCATCTTCTGAGAATTTGTCAACCACATTTACATGTGTTAATAATGGTGTAAGCATCAATAAAATACCGATCATAATAACGCCAAAAACAAAATCCAAGGCTTCACCTGTTGTATTAATATATGGTTTCTTATCCATGATAACTCCTACTTCTGTTCCAATAATTGGTTAAACTTTGCCAATGTATCGTTTTTATCTTTCTTAACAATCGGTTTCTTCTTTCTGAAACTAACCATACAATTATACAAAAAGATTCCTAAATTTGTAAATACTGGAAAGTGGGTAAAAACACCCATAATAATAAAATATGGTACTGTAACTACAACCATATTAAATACTGACCACCCGAGATAACATACCCATGAATGTCGGTGCGCAAAATAATAATGATCGGTTACAATAACTGCCTCATCATGGAAGTACATCCATATACATGTAGCAGCAACCGATATAACAATACAAAAAATAAGTTCTCGAACCAGAACGTTCCATTCTTCAAGGCAATCGAGTTCTCTGAATGTCATTATAACTCCTTATTACATAGGCAATATAGAAAAAGGTTGACTTAACGTCAACCCTTATTTTTATACCAAGTCGATAAACTTAGTGTAACATTTATAAGCGCTTTTAATATCGTCTACATGAGCAAGTTCCATAGGCGAATGCATATTCAGAATCGGAACACCTGCGTCAATAACGTTCATATTGTAGCTGCAGTAAATACTTGCGATTGTTCCGCCGCCGCCTTGGTCAACCTTACCCATTTCGTCGAACTGGAAGAGTTCACCATCAAACTGGTTACGAAGTTTTGCAATATATTCAGGAGTAGCGTCATTGGAACCAGCCTTACCACGTGCTCCATTGTACTTGCTGAGCATCATACCATAACCGAGCTTTGCAGAAGCATGCTTAGAATAAGCATCAGCATAAAGCGGGTCATAAGCGGCCGTAACATCAGAAGAAAGCATATTCGAATTTTCTAAAGTATTACGGAACATTTCAAATACACCGTGATCCGTATAAACGGTGCGAGTCATCATCTTGTAAAGGCAGGTTTCGAACCAACTGGAATCTGCACCAGTATTGCTACAAGAACCAATTTCTTCCTTATCTACAAGAACGACACAAGCTGTATTATGCGGAATACCGGAATAATCAAGAACAGCACGAAGAGAAGTAAAAGCACAAACTCTGTCGTCCTGGCCGTAACCGGCGACAAGAGACTTATCCAAACCGCAATAAGAAGCCTTAGCTGCAGGTACAAGTTCAAGTTCAGCAGAATAAAAATCGTCTTCTTCGATATTGTAATTCTTCTTTAAAATATCCAGAACCAAATTCTTTGCAAGATTTTCAGATTCTTTCTTACCCTTTCGGATTTTCTTACTGACTACACCAGCGATAACATCGAGATTTTCACCCTTTACGAAGTCTTCTGCCTTCTGTGTAGACAGACGCTTTGAATCCAAATGTGGCAGCAAGTCAGTAATACAGAAAACCGGTTCATTATCATCTTCACCAAGTTTAATATAAATGGATGTTCCGTCTTTTCTAAAAACAACCCCATGAAGTGCAAGCGGAGTTGTAACCCATTGGTACTTCTTGATACCGCCATAGTAATGAGTATCGAAATAAGCGACATCATCCTTTTCTACAATGGCAGACTGTTTAATATCAATTCTCGGAGAATCAATATGTGCACCAAGAATATTATATTCCTGATGTTCGCCTACAATAAATGCAGCAAAGTTCTTCTTTCGGTTAGTAAAATAGACCTTATCACCGGGCTGGTAAGTTTTATATGCGTCAAATAACTTAAAACCTTTTCGAATAGCAAGTTTTTCCGCTTCTGCCACACATTCACGTTCAGTCTTACATGTATTTAAAAAGTCGATATAATCATCAATTAGCATCGTCGATTTCCTTCATAATGAAATTTCCATTAGCATCCAGCTTATAACGATAAACACGTTTTTCAGCGTCCCAAACTTCAAGGTATGTTATACCGTTATCTCTGTACTTGTCTTCTTTTTCTTTTTTCTTTGCCATTATGCGTCAGCCTCCTGAATAATAACCTTTAGCGGCTTTCCTGAGGCCTTAATTCTTTCGATATTACACTTGACACCGTAACTGATACCATTCCAGAAAGCAATAGCACCGTCACAGGCTTCACACATGGCCTTATCTTTTACTTGATAAAAATCTTCACCGAATTTTCCTTGAGCTTGTTCCCATAAGGAAACTACATTCGGGAATTCACAGCGTCTAGGTGTTTCAGTAGAAGTATAAACCGTTACTCGGTCAAAACCGTGAGCTTTAAGATACTTCTGTGCAAGAATATCGACGCCATAGCAATCGCCTACAATAACTTGGACATCCTGTTTCATCAATTCATCCAAGCATGCCATCATTTCCGGGTTCAATTTCTTAATTTTCGAACTACCTGAGATAAAAACTGTTTTCACGATTCGCTCTCCTCGAATTTAAATTCAGGAACTACACCGTCTTGCTTAGCATATTCCATGATTTGTTTAAGTGCTTTATTGAAATCTTCCATTTCTTTATATTCCTGCCGGATAATACCAAGCTGGATAACATAATGGTCAGCATAGACTTCAATATAGTTGACATTATCAAAACGAACCGTCCACGCCCATGCACGGTTTTCATCACCGAGATCAGACATGCCAATTACCTTATAAGGCAAGTCAGCCCATTCAATCATGTCAATGATATAGCTTACATCGTAATCGTAATAAGGCTTCATACTAATTTCCGGGAGCATTTCGGGCAGAATTCAATCTTATCTGAAGAAAACCAATGATAAATATCTTCATCTGAATAATTGGATGCTACAACATCTAAACTACTTATACATATACGCCAACCATGTTCATCATCGTAATTTAAAAACATCTTGGTGCATTTAGAATTCGCAATCAGATTCTTTGCATTCTTCTTTCTACAATAAGGACATTGTTTCATAGTCTTTTACCGCATTTTGGACAAAAATCAATATATGCACTTCCATAACAAGAAGCTGCAATATCACCTTTCACAATAGACATAATAAAATATAGTCCAGTTTCAGACTCTTTAGCCACTCTTTGCTCAAAAACATCTGATAAACTGAAATTCTCTCCACATGACATACCGTAAAGAGTTTCGGACATAGTACAACAAGGACAAACCTTCTTGCTTATATTTCCGGCCTTCGGATGAACATGTACTTTCATGACATGATGAGTCGGATATTTTTCGTCGTGTACTTCAATCATACTAGCAGATATTAGTTCTGATAAACCAGTCAATGGCTTGGAAGCTGTCAGCATTAGTTACCTTGTTTCCCAGTCCGTCATAAACATAAAAGCACGGACGATTAAGCATAAGATTATACTGTTCGATACGGTACGGAATTTTGCCTACGTTAACGCCGACAATCTTACCGTTATCGTCATGGACATATTCGATTTTCTTCTTAAACATTATACACCACACATTTTTACAAAGTCTTCTTCAGAAATAAGGGTAGTACCTTGTTTTCTGGCCTTCTGAGCCTTACTGGAAGTAGAATTCGGATCGGCGAGCACGAGGAAGTTTGTAGTTTTCTTCATCGTTTCATCGACGACACCGCCATTCTTTTCAACCAATTCCCAAAGTTCCTTACGAGGACGAGATGCGGCACCGGTGAAACAGAAAGACTGACCGTTAAGAACACCAGCGACAAGAGCCTTCGGTACAAGAATAGTGATATACTTCAAAGTTTCACGCATATCGGATTCGAGCGCCTTCAGACCAGCCTTGAGCTTATCGGACGTAATTTGGCCCACACCTTCGCAAATATAATCATTACAGCTGATGAACTCATCAAATGTAGTCAATTTCTTTGCATCGATAATCCTCTGGACGATTCTTTCACCCAGGCCTGATATGTTATAGCCTGAAATAAATTGAGCCAATGTGGCTTGTTTATGGGCTTCTATTTGAGCCTTAATGACTTCAGCCGAACGTTTACCGAAACCTTCGAGGTTTTCAATCTTCTTATAGTCAATTTTGTAAAGATCCGAAATTGTAGCGAACACGCCAGCATCATAGAGAGTTTCAATGGTAGTCAACCCGAGTTCCATAATCTGAAGTTTTTCAGTCCATTTCGAAAGGCGACCTGAAAACTTGCTCTTGCACAATTCGTTAGTGCAATAGAACTGCTTATGATTTTCAGAAATTGCCAATTCACCGCCACAAATAGGGCAAACGGTCGGCATATTCCAGTTATGAAGGCGGGCTAAAGTCTTAACGTCCATTGTAATCTCCAATTTATGACTACAATATAGTATTTTTGTGTCTGTTTGTCAATGCTAAATAAACATATAATTTTGCTCGAACGATTCAGATGCTTCCATGCTTTCGCAAACCTGAATTTTCGTGGCTACGAGTCTCCAGCCGTATTTACCGCATTTTTCAGTGGCGAAATCGGTAGCTATAGCCTTATCTGTCCAGCATAATACGTTTTCGTCAAGTTTTGTCTGATATGTATTATATTTGGTAGGAAATACTGGTTCATTCGGAAAATCAAACTGAATAGTCCATTCAATTTCCTTTTTATAAGTCTTACATGTCATCTTGAATTACCTTTTCTGAAAATTCTTCAAGTTTATCCAAACTTTTCTCAGCAGCTACACGTTCTTCTGTAACTACGTCAGTATCAAATCTGTCAAGATGGAGCATGGCCCTAGCCAATTCGGCAGCCGGAAACATTTCCATCATCGTTTTCGGTTTTTCTTTATTGTCTTCATCCATAATAATATAATATAGTAAAATAAAAGGGCCCGATTGGACCCTTTTATTTATTTGTTCTGAAAAACAACTACACATCGTCTTCGTCTTCAGCGAGAATATCACCATCGAGTTCATCGAGGTTGGCACCAGTACGGTTAACCATAGCGATACCAGTGTTTTCACTGAGGTCTTCATAACCTGCATTCATAAGAGCGAGAACGTCTTCGTTTGCGTTGATAAGTACCTGTTCTTCGAATGCGAACTTGGATTCTACATAGTGTCTGAATGTTTCATCCTTATAGAGAGGAATCCAGAATTTAGCACAATAGAGTTCTTCTTCCTTCCACATTCTTTCCGGCTTACCAAGTTCACCAGTTTCCGGGTCAACCTTGGCGTCGTAACCGACACGAGCATAATATCCAGGCTTCGGCTTGTAAACTACGCCACATTCCATGGCTTCGTCCAAAAGACCGTAGTAAGGAGATACACCACCTGCATGGAGAATAAGATACTTGGTTTTGACGAATTCCTTAGCGGAACGACCCTTAGCGACAGCACAGGTAACAACCTTACCAAGAACATTCTTGCCCTTGTCACGTTCCTTCTTAGAAGAGTAACCGAGAACAATACCGTCAGCGTTGAATATGATACGCATACCACCAGGAATCTTATACGGGTCGCCGAACATTTCAAGAGAAGCATAGACGTGGTTCATAACGAGAGTTGTAAATCCACCGCTCAAAATAATGTTTGCGAGCTCGTTCTTGAACTTTGCGGAAGACATGTTAACAGCGGAACTTCCCTGTTGTGCCTTTTCAAGAACCTGGTCTTCAATAATCGGACCCCAGGAGTCAAACAATACGAAAGTATTGCGACGTTGCTGAAGCGATCCGCATTGAGCCGAAAGCTTTGCAATAAATTGTTTAATCTTCGGAATACTGTTTGTAGGACCGTGGACACCGACTTCATCCATGTTAATTCCGAGCTTCGTAAGAAGGTCATAGTTAACGGAGTTTTCAGTATCGACAATGAAGCAGTCCATACCAGAATCCTGTGCAGCCTTAAGAACAGAATAACCAATCATAGATTTACCCCAGCCGGAACCGGCCGCAATCATACTAATTGAACCCTTCTTAATACCGCCCTTGATTTTACCAGAAAGAACCAGATTAACCGAAATACAGTTCGTACTGAGCCATTCCACCGGAATTCGCTCGGTATGGAGAAGATCGGCCAAATCCTTATCCTTCTTCATTTTTGCAAGAAGCATGTTTTTTGCCATGTTTTACCTATTATTTTATTTTGTCATCGAATTTGTCATCATTGAGCTTTAATTGACTAACGCACTTCTGAATCGCCCTTTTCATTGTACTTTTACTGTTAGTCAGAATATTTATAATATAGAAAAAATGGTAAACTTTCGTTTACCATTTTAATTTTTATTCCGATTTTATCGACCGAGGAACTCATTGAGAACTTCACCTTCCGACGGATATAAATCGCGGTACGGATTGTGATATTCATTCTTTTGTTTTACAAATTCGTTCTTCTCAGCCTTTTCGACAACGAAATCCTTATCTACCTTGACAGCCGGAGTTTCAAGAATTTCCTTGGATTCCTTAATCTGTTTCGGTTGAATCAAAGCTTCAGCAGCCTTAGGCTTTGATGATTCGTTAATCTGCGGATTCGGAGTTTCAGAAGAGTGAGCAGCTTCATATTCCTTAAGCTTGGTCTTATGCTTTGTCCACATATGAGAACCGAGCTTCATACGGTTTTCAAAAGTCTCACCGCAAATAGGGCAAATTACTTGATCCATAGTCTACTCCAATTATTTCTTTTTAGAATTCTTCTTTGCAGGCTTCTTCTTGTTCTTCTTTCCGTTAACAGCCTCATTTTGGCGGGGCTTAGTTTTCTTCGGAGTGCTCTTGCTTGGCTTGACAGTTTTCTCAGTCGTCTTCTTGGTGTCATTTGTCTTTTCCTTACGTGAACGTTTCTTGTCAGTAGACTTCTTGTCGGCGGACTTCTTAGCCGGCTTGAGAGCCTTTGCGATATTCTTCAAGTCTTCGTCAGAAATCTTTTCAATTTCTTCCTTAGTTACTTCGGTAACTTCATTTTCACCGGTAACGACAGCGACTTTCGGAGTATCTTCAACCTTATCAAGAACCTTACCGGCGAGCTCTTCAGTCATTGTGTAAGTCGGATCCAATTCTACCATCGGCTCAGGCTTATTTGCTTCTTCGCAAATAATATTTCCAGCTTCCATGATGTCGCATGCAGTCTGCTTGCATTCTTCTTCATGCTTTACAGGATCTTCGCCTTCAGTTTCGACAAAAGCATCGAGCGGATTTTCATCGAACTTTGCAAGTTCCGGTTCCTGTTCGCGCAATGCCTTACGGAGCAAGAAATATCCAGTTACTACCAAGATTACGGCAAGCGCAATCAAACCAATTATCAATGTTGTATTCATATTTTCACCTCATTAAAATAATAACTTGTGTATTGTATATATAAAAATTTTAACTGAAAAACTCGAACATCGTCGGGCGTTCCAAATTAATTTCTTCCTTTGGACCTAACCAACCGGCAATTCTGAACATCGTATCAAAAAGCTGACAGAACGATTTTCTGAACGCGGTTTCATAGTCAATCTCAAAGTATTTATTAAATTCTTTCGGCCAAGATTCAAGATATGCAACCGCTTCAATCGGTTCTATCTTTCCGTCCATATCCTTAGCTGAAATCTTTTGAGAAGGCTTTACATATACATAACGCAATTTTGAGTTATTACGAATCGGATTATATTTCAACCTGTCCTTTGTGATAATATAGTTGTAGATAATGGAAATCTTTGCACCGAAAATAAGACCTGTCGGAAGAATCAAACCATGGTCCATATAATAGTCCATAAGAGTTTCGTATTTCGTGTCGAACGGCTGTGTATTCATCGAACTTTCCATATATTGTTCTCTGAATTTATCCATTGCGATTGTAGTATATTTCGTATAGTTCTTGATACCAATAACAGACGAAATAACATTCAAATCTGAGCTCTTAAACTGGTCATAAACCTTGTAGATATATTCCTGTGCTTCTTCCTTACCGATACCGTCACAAATTTTGAACGCGAGTTCTTCGGCTGCAACCTTACAGAAGTCAGGCATTATAGATTTCTTAATAGGAATACCCATGATTTTGTGTTTCATGTGGTCCAACGGAAACTTCTTACCTTCACTGTCGATAATATTACCGATATACAACTTCTTCGCAAAACAGAACATGTTTTTGAAGATATTTTCACGGTTAAAATTAATCTTATTGACTGTATGGAATTGTGTGGCTCGAATTTCAAGAATCCTATCAAAAAAGCGCTGGAATATGTTTTCGCATTTCTCAAAATATCTACGATATTCATCTTCATTCGTAATCGATAAACCAGATTCTAATAAACGACGCTTAAGTTCGATAATCGAGAAATAAACGGAGTCCGTGTCATTATGTACGGCACAGACATCACGTCCTTTCACAACAAGCGGACTCATGTTGTTCATTTGAAATTTATCAATCTTTACATCTAATGCTTTCTTAAATTCCATTTTAATCCTCAATACCGAGAAGGTCAGTGTCCTTGTTGAATTCATAAGCATAGATTTCCATTTCGTCATTACCGCGAAGAACGGTAATCTTTTCATAGAAATCATACTTATATGTCTTTTCTTCTGTAATAATGGAAACTGTCGAGAATTCCTTAATTACATCCTTGAGCAAGTACGGAGAAACATAGTATTCGTTAAGATGCTTAGTCAACCAGTCTCTCAAGGTAACACGAGCACAACGACAAATTGCACGGGCAACATCCGGGTCATACAATGCGAAGCTGTTTGCAAGAGATACACCGTAAACCGAGTTAATAATCAACTTCTTGGTCATTTGTCGGTTATGATAAAGATGTGCACCAGCCTTGTCACCATTCTTTTCACATTCCTTTTCCTTATTCTTATATATCTTACGTTCTGCAAACACCTGCTTAACAACGTTCGGAAGAATACCATCGTCACGGTTATAGAACCCAAGTTCTGCAACATCCGTCGGAATAACCTCACCGGATTCAATCTGTTCCTTAGTAGGATGAACAACCTTCAATTCTGGAGAGATATGGAATTCCATAATATGGTGCGGATATGAAGACGTAATATCGAAAGACATACAGTCGTCATGTCGGCCAGGGAAGTCATAACAATAACCGGCTTTTACCTGGAATTCTGGGAATGGATGAGGATCCTTCTTATAAGCATTCCATGCTTCTATGAAAGCATCTTCAGTTTTCCAATGTTCAAATCGTTTCTGACCAACTATTGACCTAATCGTGGCATAATCGGCTTTTCCTACTTTCTGAGCTTCCTTATAGGCATCATAGAAAATCCTGAACTTACAATAATCCTTGTAACGTTTTGCACCAGGTTCCCATTCAGTGTTCTCGAAGTAATCGTTTCCATCCTTATCCTTGATAATATAGCAACGTTCGTTTCTCCACCAGTCAACATGATGGTCTTCGCGGTCATTAAGCACACGGTTTGTCTTGTGCAAGAACTTCAAGATATAACCGGTAGTCGTCGGAACTTTCTGTTCAACCTTATCGAGAGTTACAAGGCAATCGAACGCATATTCAATAATAAGGTCGAAAAGCTTATTCTTTGTTTCCAAGTCGACCATAATCATAACGTCCTTTCGGTTATACTTCAGGAAGTTATTACCGTCAATCTTGTAGGTTTCAGAAATCGCACCGCTATACTCCAATTTCTGGTCATTCAATTCGAGGTTGGCCACATAGTTAAGAGAATACGAAGAAAGAGGCGGATGAGATCCGAAGACTTCGTACAGTTTCATGTAGTCAAGCGAATACAAACCAGGAATGGTATATTTAGTTCCGAGTTCGACATTTTCCATCTTGCGGTCAGTAATCTTTTCCGCAATAGGCATCATGCCAAGAGGAGACAACTGCTTTTCCCATTCTACCTTTATATCCAGTTTTTCTCTAAGGACTTCACAACGACGCATGATATACGGAATATCGTATGCAAGCGAATTCCAACCTGTAATGATGTCAAAATGGTTATTGGCGAACCACTTTATCCATTCTCGGATAAGTACCGCTTCTGACTTACAATACGTATAGTTAGGCAAATCCTTAGGGTCATCCGTATATCTGATTGTACTCCAGGTATAAGATTGCTTTGTCTTTGTAGAATAACAAGTAATTGCGTTAATCGGCCATTGTGCTATTTCAGGAGACGGGAAATCATAGGAAACGAAACAGCTGTCTTCGTACGGAAGATATTTATCAACTTCAATATCATAAACGAAATACTTATCATGGTCAAACTTCATGTCGAAATCAATAAGACTAACATCGATAGTCTTATTGGTTTTCTTCTCACAAACTTTAATCAACGTTTCGTCATAATACTTACTGCCAGACGCAACTTCAATATCGAAGAAACAAATGTTCCACAAACTCATGTCTACATGGAGTTCTTCGTTATCGTACAGCTGATGCATGTATTTGACTTCAGGACGCAAATTACCTTCACAGACGCCTTTCAGACCTATTAACGAATTTCGGTCCTTATAAGGGAACCTTTCCATTGGAGTCTTATGAATATCGGTAAGCTTGCTCTTTTTTGTCTTATCAGGAATGTAGCACCAGTTATTGAATTCTACTTCCTTAAATTCAGTATCTTCTTGGGCCTTAAAGTATAACTTTTGTTTCTTAAAGTCCCAATAACAATTTTTAAATCCACTCATATAGTTTAAATATAGAAAAAACCTACAAATGATTAAATTTGTAGGTCTTTTTATTCCAAAATTCTTTAATTATGCATTCAACGTCTTGATGAAGGTCTGCATATCCTGGAAAGCCTGGAGATAGCCGGCCTTGAATTCAGCCTTAGCTTCCGGGACTTCAGTCTTACGGACTTCATCGATCTTTGCGACCACGATTTGCTTGATTGCACGGAGGTTGTTAACAACAACGTCTTCGGCGTCAACTGCATCATTAAAGTTATTAGCATTAGTCATCATATTATGTTTTCCTTTATCGTTTAGTTAACCATATATTATAGGTTCTTGTGTCTTCTTGTTGTTTCTTCGCATTGTCAGGAATCATAGACTGATATTCTTCCGGAATTTCAGAAAAATCTGGAGCCTGCTCATATTGTTTCCATACATTGATATTACCGATAGCATTTGCTATTTCTGGCATACCTTCTGTAACTTCTTCAATATCAAGCGGTAGTCGTCTCTTTCTGCTGTACTCTGGTATCATATCTAAACTTTATCCTTCCTTTACTCATATCATAGATGTTCACACCGATAAGGCATTTATCACCTGGAGTGATATGAATATGCTTAACACGAATTTTGCCAGATATAGTGCAAAGCACTCTCTGACCATTTTCTAGTTCAACGTCAAACATCGCATTAGGGCGGGCTTCTAAAACCGTGCCGATAACGTCGACTTCTGACAAGTTTTGTTTTTCTGCTTTATCTTTTTTATTAGTTTTAATTTTCTTCATTTTTAATTCGCAGCTGTCTCAAGCTCAGCATCAGTGGTCGTGTTTTCTTCATTAGATGGCATTTCAAAAGTCGATTCTCCGTCTGCTACAACTTCGAATTCTTCAACAGGTTCATTAGATTCTTCTTTATGCTGTGCTTCTTGTTTTTCTTCAGATAGCTTCTTAATTCTTTCACTATTAGCCTTCACCAAAGCAAGTCGCTTAGCACCTTCGTCTACTTGGACAGAAGATTGCTTAGTAAGCGTACTTCCCAATTCACTCAGATCTGCGGTTTCGAGCATTGCATCGAGGTTAGCTTTCTTTTCTTTCAAGATTTCTTCTTCAGTTTTCGCAGGTTCTGCTTTTTTAACAACTTTAGGTTTCGTTACTTGCGGTGCTGCTGCAGTTTCAGTTACTTTTTCAGTCTTCTTTTCGACAACTTTGGCTGCAACGGGCTTTTTCTTAATAACAGTCTTTTTAACCGGAGCAGGTGCTACAACAACTTCCGGTTCTTTTTCTTTGTAAATAATCTTTGGAGCTGGCGGTGGTGGATTCATGATTTCATCACACATGTCCAACATGCATTCATTAAGCTTTGTGAGGCCAGTCATTCCATATTTAAAAAACATTGCGGTCATTTTCTCTTTCATTTCGTCAATAAGAGAAAAAGCTTCAGAAAAAGCGGGGTTATTAATATAACCCGCACTTTCTGTAAATGTTTGTGGCTTTTTAGCTGGACGTCTGCGAACAGGCGCCGGCTCTACATAATTCGTATCATCGTCAAAATCGGGTTCAGCAGGAACTGGTGCAGGACGCGGTGCCGGAGCAGGAGCCGGACGTGGCGCAGGCCTTGGTGAAGGACGCTGCGTACGATGGGCTTCATTTATTTCCGGAACTTCGTCATTATAGAATTCATCATCTTCAAGCTCATCGACATTGACTGTCTGAGCCTTATAATTCTTATATGCCTCAAGTTTCTGTTCTTCGGTATAAGACGGGTCGTTTCTATGTAGATAGCTTATAAAAGAATCACCATTACTCATAATTATACCTTATTTATAGAAGTTATTTTTAAAATATAGAAAATTTTAAACCAACTTCGTCTTTACCTTATCAATTAATCCGATTTTCTTTGCTTCATTTGCCGACATAAAGTTGTCAAACGAAGTAAGTTCACGGAGTTCTTCAGTAGTCTTCCCAGTCTGTTTCTTGAATACACGATTCATGCTATCAGTCCAGTTCTGCAATTCCTTCTGGAGAATGCTAACGTCCTTAAGACGACCAGCAAAACCATCGGCGACAATACCAGCCTGATGAATCATGATACGAGAAGACGGGAATGCATAACGATGGCCAGGAGTTCCGTTTGCAAGAATGACAGAAGCCATACTAGAGCAAGAACCGCAAGCAATCGTGTTAATAATAATACCTTTACGCTTCAATTCATCCATAACGTCGATGAGAGCAAAACCAGCATCGCAATCTCCACCAGGAGAAGAGAGGTAAATGGTAACGGGATCCTTAATGTCGTCATCGTAAAACGAAAGACGTTGAATAGTGCGAATGGCGATATTCCAATCAATCGCACCAGTAATCCAAATACAACGCTTGACTTCAAAGTAATTCTGACGCATTACTTCAAAATAACCGCCCATTTCACCAAGAGGAATGGCTTGTTGTTCAGGTTCTTCAGGCTGACCTTCCGGAGGAACATCACCAGGATTTTCCGGTACAGGAGGCATTTGACCCGGATTCGGAGTAACCATAGGAGCAATAGGTGCTTCTACAGGCTTATTTTCAGTTTTCTTCTTTACGATGCGCTTTAAAGACATTTAAATATCCTTCATTATTTAAGTTAATTTCAATTTGCTTTCTGTATTTCGATTTTTCTTCAACATCGATTTCCGAGTCGAATCTAAGTTTGAATGGACCAGCAGACAATAACGGCTTTCCATATTGGATTACAGTATCATTGCCAGAATACAGTACATACCTAAATCGTTTCGTGACATTGCGGAACTTAACGTTTATATAGTTTTCATCTAGCGATAAAACAGTATATTCGTTTCCATCAACGCCTTTGTAAGTTTTTCCGACTTCAAATTTCATGTTACACCAATTTGTTCTTTTCGAGGAAAACACTAATTTTATGGTTAAAATCTTCGTTCTTCAAGAAAATGGCCTTGAGTTCTTCATCATTGTAGTTGTCATAATTCTTTACAAAAACTTTCGCATAGTCCGTAAAGTTCTTATAGACATCTTCAAGAACCGACGCATAGACGGTCTTAACAAGATTCAGCGGTGTTACTTCCTTTTGATTCATTCGAATATTCATTTACTAGATCCTTTAGTTTTTCACAGAATTCTGTGTCAGTTTCAAATTTGGGCAAAATAGAAATAACATAAACCATCCAATCATTAAGATTCTTCGGATGAACGATGTTATCCGTAACCTGTTTTGACTGGTTGACCATTTCCTTCAATGTCTCAAGGGTCTTAGGGTTACTAATGACCTTGAGATAATCTTTTTCCTTTCGGAACAAAGGCTGCATCTTTATTGGTTTATGTTTCTTCATATTTTACTCGACGATTTCAAGTTCTTCGGGGTCTGTCATAGGTTCTGGACCATTTGACGGCTGAGTATTCTCGAGATACTTACCAGCATAGAGCACGGCAGTTTCGCCTTGAATAGTATCAACCATGTCTTTAATTCCAGCCATGAAAGCGGACTCATCAGATTCTTCAGTTTTTTCTATTTTTT